GAGATGCTCAGGAGTCTCGTGGGCTCGGAGATGTGTATAAGAGACAGGTTAAAATCCTGTCAAAATGGATTTTAGGTTAGTGGCTTTACGCCCTCTCTATAAGAGATCTTGGTCTTCTTTTGTCGCACATAGAAGGACCCTCTTTCAGTTAAAAACTCCTTTCAGGGTCATTAAAACATACCTAGATCTCTTATAGAGAGTACGTAAAGTATTCGAAACCTTGGCGAAAGATATTAGAAAGGAGACGAAAGTATATGGGAAGAAGAGCAGCGACAGCTACTTCCGCAAAGAAGCGTTCAAGGGTTCCTATGACTCCTGAAGACAGGGAACAGTATTTGATTAATCTCTCACTCGATGCTGCTGAAAAGCAGTTACGTGAAGGCACAGCCTCATCGCAGGTCATTACGCATTTCTTAAAACTCGGTTCTTCAAGAGAACAGCTGGAGCAGGACAAGCTCAGAGAAGAAACCAAGCAGACTAAAGCCAAAATCGATTCGTTGGAAGCTTCTGCTAATAGTGAAGAGAGATACGCTGCAGCAATTGAAGCAATGCGTAGATACCAGGGTATCGAAGATGAGTAGATCAAGTCCAATGTCACGATCATATTTGGAAATGATCCAGTATTCTACGTTTGAAGAACGACTGCAATATTTAATGCTGTTTGGTTCTGTTGGATACGAGACATTCGGCTATGACCGATGGGTTAATCAGGCATTATATTCATCCAGCGAATGGAGAGAGTTTCGGCATAAAGTAATTGTCAGAGATGGTGGTTGCGATTTAGGTGTTGAAGGATACGAGATACAAACACGACCGTTGATACATCACATAAATCCAGTTACCAAAGAGATGATACTTAACCGAGACCCAATGGCATTTGACATGAATAACGTTGTGACAACAACCCATCAAACACATAATGCCATACACTATGGACACGATACAAATGTTCGTAGCGGCCCTGTAATAAGGAGACCAAATGATACATGCCCTTGGAAACATTGAGGAGGAATTCAATGGAAGAGAGCATTCTTAAGACTATCAAGCAGCTTATCGGATGTCCTGACGACTTTGAGCAGTTTGACTTGGATTTAACCATTCATATCAATTCTGCCTTTGCAACCCTCACGCAATTAGGAGTTGGTCCTAAAGAAGGATACCGAATCACTGGTCTGGATAATGTCTGGAGTGAATTCGAAGAGGATGCCCAGAAGTCAAGCTTGATAAAAGATTATGTGTACATTAAAACTCGTTTGTTATTTGATCCGCCAACGAGCAGCGCGTTAATGGACAGTTTGAAAGAGCAACTTAAGGAAATGGAATGGAGATTGTACATTATGTACTATCCTGTTTCAGTAGATGATAAGAAGGGAGAGAATGACGATGACTAATTATTCAGCCGATGATATCAAAGACTTCTTAGCCAATAATCAGGAATTCTCTGACTATTATCTTGCACATTACGGATTACCAAGACGATCTGGAAGATACAAATGGGGATCTGGAAAGGAACCGTATCAAAGTCTTAGATCATCGGCTAAAGCTGGTGAGAAGTTTATAAAAAGTTTTTCTAAAAAGAGCAGAGTTGAAAAACAAAATAATAAACGAAGAGAAAGAACAGAAGCTGTACGACTTGAAAAAAAGAAACAAAAAAAATCTAAATACAGAAACGAAAAAGCATATGTAAAAACTTTATCTGATGAAGAGCTTAAACGAATAAATACTCGAGATCAGATGGAAGCCACATACCTTAAAAACCATCCGCAGAAGCAGCCATTACCAAAGATGTTAGTTGATAAAGCTATGAAAGATATTATTGTTCCTGCAGTTACAGAAGTTGTGAAAGAACAAGGAAAAGTTTATATCAAGGGTAAACTAAATGCTGCCGCTCAGAAGATGATTAATGAAGCAGTTAAAGCTGAAACAAAGAGTACGAAAAAGAAAAAGAAGTAGGTGATGCAAAATGCTAAGCAATACGGCAACGCCTAGGTACTACGGGGAGTTCCGAGATAAAGTCCTGGATGGAGAGATTCCTGTTAATAGGGAGATTTCCATGGAGATGAACCGTATTGATTGGCTTATAGCTAACCCCGGTGTATACTATGACGACAATGCTGTAGAAGGATGGATTGCTTTCTGTGAATCTGAAATGGTCTTGACCGATGGGTCCGACTTGGAACTGTTGGATACATTTAAACTTTGGGGAGAGCAATTATTTGGTTGGTTCTATTACGTTGAGAAAACGGTGTATGAACCAAATGCTTCTGGACGAGGCGGACATTTCGTAAGGAAATCCGTCAAAAAGCGTCTTGTCAACAAACAGTATCTTATCATTTCTCGAAGTAATGCAAAATCGTTATACGAGAGTTTAGTGCAAGCTTATTTTCTGACAGTCGATACAACAACGACACATCAGATTACAATAGCCCCAACAATGAAACAGGCTGAAGAGGTTACAAGTGCAATTAGCACTGCCATAGCAAGAGCGAGAGGGCCTATGTTCAAATTCTTGACAGAAGGCTCTATACAGAACACTACCGGTTCCAAAGCGAACCGTGTTAAGCTTGCATGTACCAAGAAAGGTATACAGAACTTTCTTACAGATTCGTTACTAGAGATCAAACCCCTGAGTATTAACAAACTTCAGGGATTACGAGTAAAAGTAGCTACGCTCGATGAATGGCTCTCAGGCGAATTGAGAGAAGACCCAATAGGTGCAATCGAGCAGGGTGCAGCCAAAATAGATGGATACGTAATCTTAGCTGTAAGTTCGGAAGGTACTGTCCGTAATGGATGTGGAGATGCCATCAAAATGGAACTGATGGACATTCTCAAAGGCGAATACCAGAACTGGCATACTAGTATTTGGTATTACAGGCTTGATAGCGTGGATGAAGTCGGAGACCCAGACATGTGGCCTAAGGCTAATCCGAACCTACCGATCACAGTCAGCTATGAGACGATTCAGCAAGATGTTGAACGAGCTGAGAAAGCACCAGCTACAAGAAATGATATTCTGGCAAAACGTTTCGGAATTCCTATGGAGGGATATACATATTATTTCTCTTACGAAGAAACACTTCCGCACAGACCTAGAAGCTTTTGGAAAATGTCATGCGCAATGGGAGCGGACCTTTCTCAAGGTGATGACTTCTGTGCTTTCACATTCTTGTTCCCACTGAGAAACGGAATGTTTGGAGTAAAAGTTAGAAGTTATATAACCACACTTACTTTGAGTAAGTTGAACTTAGCAATGAGACAAAAGTATCAAGAGTTTATCGACGAAGGCACTCTTATTGTTATGGAGGGAAGCATCATCGATGTGCAAGATGTATATGAGGATCTCGACAAGTTCATAATAGACGCTCAGTATGATGTTTGCGCTTTGGGCTATGACCCATATAACGCAAAAGAGTTTATTGAAAGATGGGCTCAGGAGAATGGGTCATTCGGAATTGAGAAAGTTCCGCAGGGCGTTAGAACTGAAACGGTTCCTCTTGGAGAAATTAAGAAATTATCGGAAAAGAGGATGCTGATATTCGATGAATCTTTAATGAGTTTCTGTATGGGCCATTGCATAACATTGGAAGATACAAACGGAAACAGGAAACTGTACAAGAAACGTTACGAAGACAAAATCGATAACGTCTCAGCATTGATGGATGCACTTGTTGCTTACAAAGTTAATAAAGACGCATTCGAATAGGAGTAATGGTTATGTATGTAAAAATAAAGAATGACGATGGCACGTTTTCGTTAGTTCATTCGGACTTAGGCGGTGACCATCTGGAACATTATGGACTGCCAAGGCGGTCTGGCCGTTACAAGTATGGATCGGGAAAAGATCCGTATCAGCATTCTGGAAGAAGAGCATCGCATCTAGAGTCAAAATCGGATCGACTTGCATCCAAGATGAAGAAACAAACTTCTCAGAAGACAAAGTCACGTATATCTGATTACGAACGAAAAGCTTCAGAAGCTATGACTAAAAGAGTCAAGTTCAAAGAAAAGGAAGAGGCAAAACGTGTTAAGCGTGACCACGCTATTACAGATATTGGGTATACCGGAAATCTTCAAAAAGCCGAACGAGCTCGGAAGAAAGCGAACCGTTATGGAAAGAAAGCTGCTAAGTACACCAGGAAGGCTGAAGCAATCAAACGGCGTACAAGCAGAACTGCAGAAAAGAAGAAAGCGGTAGATGCTGAGTTAGCTTCTATCCGTGGTGCAAAATACGTTCAAAAACTTAAAAAGAAACAGAAAGGATGGTAATATGAGTAATTCTGTATATTACAAGGCCACCGATGAGGACGGAAACACCGTTCTCAAACATAGCTGGAAAAATCATAAATATATTCGTATCGAGAACGGTAGATATATTTATCCTGAAGATGAAGCAGCACAAAAAAATGCCGTATTAATACAGAGGCGGCAAGCAATGCAAAAGCTTCGTTATAAGAACAATGCCGCTAATCAAGCAAAAAAGAATATACCTTATAAAGGTCCAACAAATGCAATTGCAGCACAGAAGGTCCAAAAAGAAAAAGATTTCCAAAAACGTGTCAGAGCAATGAATGCTCATACTGTAGCTAAGAAGAATGCTGATATGGTAAAGAAGAAGCAGGACCGACAGATGAAACAAATTGCAGCCAATGTTAAGAAACAGAATGCCCCTTCAACAAAAGTTAAGAAAGCAGCAAACTTTGCTAAAAAGGTAGCGACCAGAGATACAGTTGCAAAGACAGTAGCAGCAAGATATCTTCTGGATAAAGCTTCAAAATCCCCAACAGCAAACGCTGCAAGGGCAAAAGCAAAGTCTGTAATTTCAAAGGGTGAGTACAAAGTTACCAGAGCTGGACAGAAACTTGCTCGCGATGTTAAGAAGACTGGTGCATATAAGAAAGTAAGAAAAGCTACGTCAACTGCTAGAGACCGTGCAATGACTTCTGCAGAAGCACGCAATAAGGCAAATTCTGTCAGATCAAAGGCAGAGTACAAAATTGAACGAGCTGGTCAAAAGCTTGCCAATGATGTTAAACCTTATGCAACATCGGTAAAGAAGAATGTTAACAAGGCATATAAGTCAGCTAAGAAAGAATACAATAGAGTTTCTAGAGATGCCAGCAAAGCTTACAAATCAGCTAAGAAGAAAGCTAAGAAAGTAAGCAGATCTTTCAATAAAGCTAAGCGCGCAGGCAAAGCTTATCTTGATTACCTTACTAAATAAGGAGATTACTTATGGGTTTTATAAACAGATTAAAGCATGGTTGGAATGCATTTATGAACAAAGATCCAACAGCGTATCAAAATGTAACTGGTCTTGGCGCAGTGAGCTATGACAATCCATCTCGTCCTAGACTTACGATGGGAAATGAGCGGTCAATCGTTACAACGATCTACAATAAGATATCCGTAGATGCCGCAGCAATTGACGTAGAACACGTCATGCTAGACGCAGACAAACGCTTTACTGACGACGTTGAGGATGGGCTTAACTACTGTTTAACAATGGAAGCCAATATTGATCAGACATCGCGAGCGTTTAAACAGGATATTTTCCTGAAACTTCTTGACGAAGGATGCGTTGCTATAGTTCCGATCGATACGACTATGGACCCCGTGCATGGCAACGTTTACGATATTCAGACGATGCGTACAGCAAAGATAATCAATTGGTATCCGCGCCATGTTAGAGTGCGAATCTACAATGATCGCACTGGTGAATTCGAGGAAATGGACCTTCCAAAGAAAATGGTCGCGATCGTTGAAAATCCATTCTATGCAATTATGAATGCACAGAATTCAACGGCGCATCGACTGAAAAGAAAGCTTGCAATTCTCGATTTCATAGATGATCGAAGTGGATCTGATAAGCTTGATTTGATTATTCAGTTGCCATATACGATTAGGTCTGAAGCAAAGAGAGCTCAGGCTAAAGAACGTCGTAAAGAACTTACTGAACAATTGGCAAGCTCGGAATATGGTATTGCGTATATAGATTCGACTGAACATGTCACTCAGTTGAATCGTTCAATTGAAAACAATTTACTCAAGCAGGTAGAGTATTTCACAAATTTGTTATTCTCTCAGCTTGGAATGACGGTGGAGATTCTCAATGGCACAGCAGACGAGAATACAATGAATAACTACTACAATAGTATAGTTGAGCCAATACTTGCAGCAGTCGTAGATGAGATGAATCGGAAGTTCTTAACAAAGACTGCTAGGACCAAAGGGCATGCAATTAAATATTTCAGAGATCCATTTAAATTGGTGTCTACTACGAATCTTGCAGAGCTTGCTGATAAGTTCACTAGAAATTGTATAATGACATCCAATGAATTCAGGCAAGTAATTGGATTAAGGCCAGTGGATGACCCTAAGGCAGATACGCTGACGAACAATAATATTTCGGCGTCGAACACTGAATTGGATCAGATGTATAATACAAATTCTGCTGACGAGGAAACAGAAGAACAATAAAGGAGGAATTCAAAATGGGAGCTAAACGCTCAAAGTATGCCGATTGTGACTTTAAGGGCTGGGCTACAAAGTTTGGTATTCTTTGCGCTGATGGAAGAATTATTCAGCATGGTGCTTTTGATGATATCGATGGCGCTAAAGTTCCATTAGTGTATAACCATGATCACGGTAACATTAATAGCGTGCTTGGGCATGCTTATATGGAATGCCGAAAAGATGGTGTTTATGCGTACGGATATTTCAACGGTTCAGATAATGGTCAAATCGCGAAAGATGCTGTTCAGCACGGCGATATGGATTCGCTTAGCATTTGGGCTAATCATCTTCAGCAGCGTGGGCCATATGTTCAGCATGGTGAAATTAAAGAACTTAGCCTTGTTCTTGCAGGAGCAAATCCAGGAGCATACATTGAAGATGTTGCCTTAGCACATGGCGACACAATTGACAATGATGATTATGAGGCATATATTTATTCGGGAGAGTATCTTGATATTATGCACTCAGATGAGGAAGGAGAAGACGAAGTGGCTAATAAGAGCATTCAGGATGTCGTTGATACAATGACGCCAGAACAGAAGGATGCTTTCTACATGGCTGTAGGAAGTGCATTAGCAGAAGATCCTAACGCTCTCGAAGACGAAGATGAATACGAGGACGAGGATGAAGATGAAGATGAAGAGGATGATCACGACGATTCCGAAGAATATGAAGATGAGGATGACGACGAAGATCCTGACAAAGATGATGACGATTCCGAAGAATATGAAGAGGAGGATGACGACGACATGGGTGCAATCGCACATAACTTATTTGAAGGCAACAATACAGACAACGGAGACGTTCTGTCCCACAGTGAAATGCAGGAGATTATCGAGGACGGTAAGAGATATGGCTCTATGAAAGAATCATTCCTTGCTCATGGTATTGCAAATATTGAGTACCTGTTCCCGGATGCCAAAAATTTAAACACACCACCTGAGTTCATTGCAAGAGACCAGGGATGGGTAACCGAAGTAATGAATGGTGTACATCACACGCCATTCTCAAGAATCAAGTCTACATTTGCAGACCTGCGTGAGGATGAAGCTCGTGCAAGAGGTTACATCAAAGGTAAGCTGAAGAAGGAGGAAGTATTCTCGTTACTGAAGAGAACAACCACCCCGCAGACAATCTACAAGAAACAGAAGATTGATCGTGATGATGTAATTGACATTACAGATTTCGACGTAATTGTTTGGCTGAAAGCAGAAATGAGAATGATGCTGAACGAGGAAATTGCAAGAGCAGTCCTGGTTGGTGATGGACGTCTTACATCCAGTGACGATCACATCAAAGAGGACAGCGTTCGTCCAATTTGGAAAGATGCTGATCTTTACACAATTAAGTACCCTATTGCAATTACAAAAGAAACAACCGCAGCTGAGAAGGCTACAGCATTTATCGAGGCCTGTGTAAGAGCACGTATTGACTACAAGGGTTCTGGCAATCCGAAGCTGTTCGCTCCAGAGTCAATCATTACTGAGTGCTTGCTGCTGAAAGATAAGAATGGCCGTATCATCTATGACAACATTGACAAGCTGGCTACAGCATGCCGTGTATCTAAGATCGTATCCGTTCCAGTTATGGAAGGTCTTAGCCGTGTAGACAAGACTGACACATTAGCTCTTCAGGGTATTATCGTAAACCTGCAGGATTACAACATCGGCGCAGATAAGGGCGGAGCTATCAACATGTTCGACGACTTCGACATTGATTACAACGCTCAGAAGTATCTTATTGAGACACGTATCTCTGGTGCGTTAATCAAGCCATTATCAGCTATTGCCATCGAGACAAAGATTGCTACAGCAGATCTTAGCAAGGTTGGCGCCTAATCAAAATAGGAGGAAATGATCGTGAATAGATGGTATGGTAAGATCGGCTTTGCAGAGCAAGTTGAAACAGCTCAATCAGTTTGGACTGAGCAAATAACGGAACGTACATATCGAGGAGATATTCTTCGTAATACGAGACGGCTTCAGGATTCACAGCAGATCAATAGCAACATTTCAATCTCTAATCAGATAAGTGTTGTCGGTGATGCCTATATACGCGATCATTTCGTTGACATGAGATGGGTAGAGTTTATGGGGGCTAAGTGGAAGGCAACGGAAGTTGATGCTTCGCAGTCCCCTAGACTTATAATAACGTTGGGAGAGCTGTGGAATGAGGACGAGACTTGACTTTGATAGATATTTAAAAGATATCGTTGGAGAGGGTGTCAATGTATATTTCCAGCCCCCTTCTAATGTATCCGGTGCTGGGCAAAAAGTTATAAAAAACATAAAATACCCAGCTATAATATATTCTGTTGATGATTATAATATTCGATCGGCAGATAATAAAAATTATAGCGTTGATAAAGAATACGCAGTAGAAGTGGTAACTAAAGACCCGGATAGTACATTGATTGATAAGATAGTGGAGATGCCCACTGCGAGATTCAATAGATCTTACTTATCAGATGGCATGTATCATTCGGTCTTTGTAATTATATTTTAAAGGAGGAAAAACATGTCTAAATTAACATGGGACAAAACCGGAGAACGTAAATACGAAACCGGTGTAGATCATGGCGTTATTTACCCGGTTATTGACGGAGAATATGGCGCTGGTTCTGCGTGGAATGGTCTTACCGCAGTTACAGAATCTCCATCTGGAGCAGAAGCATCTGCTGTATATGCTGATAACATGAAATATCTTAGCCTCATGTCAGCAGAAGAGTTTGGAGCTACAATCGAAGCTTATACTTATCCAGAAGCATTTGACAGATGTAACGGCACAGCCGAAATTACTAATGGAGTTACTATCGGCCAGCAGAACAGAGATACATTCGGTTTCTCTTATCGTACCCTGATCGGTAATGATGTAAAGAGTAATGATTATGGTTACAAGATTCATATCATTTACGGAGCTAAGGCTTCTCCATCTGAGAAAGGCTTCCAGACAGTAAATGATTCACCAGAGGCAATTTCCTTCAGTTGGGAATTATCAACAACCCCAGTTACAGTTGACGGATTCAAGCCTACTGCTCATCTCGAGATTGATTCTACAAAGGTCGAAGCTACCAAGATGAAGAAGATTGAGGATGCTTTATACGGCACAGAAAGTACAGAAGCTAAGTTGCTGCTTCCGGATGAGATCATTAACCTTTTAAAATAACAGACCCGTCACTGGACGTCTCTGCAACTCCTATTACAGGAGAAGACGACCTGCTTGGAAAGAAGGCAGCTGACCTTCAGTCCAATATCAAGGTCAATGAGAGTACTGGAGTAATTTCTGGTACTCTTAACTACGTGACGGGCTATACAGGATTCAGCAGTAAAGTCGACGAACAGAGTGGTAACTATATCGCTCTTGATATCGCACCAAAGAGTGGCTTCCCTGAGTCATTGACGGTTGAAGTTAAGGGCGGAACATCTGGTCCCTCCAAACTTCTTCAGTCTGATCATCAGGCAGTTCTTAAGATCAAGGATGCCAATAAGCAGTCCATCTTAATTAAAGCAACTAACAACGGTGTGACAGAAACAAAAGAGTACGCCCTCACTGGCGTAACACTTAAAACAAAATAAAGTTTTTCCTAGTCTGCTGAAATATGTAGGCTAGGATTTTTAAGAATGAAAGGAGACCAAACTATGTTTATCAAAACAATCAACTACAAGGACTTTGACGGAAACGAGAGATCTGAGGATTTCTACTTCAATCTCACGCAGAGTGAAATTTTAAAATTGGAAACAAGCCTTAACGGTGGCTTAACATCATATATGAGTCTTATGGTGCAGAAACAGTCTCAGCCGGATATCATGAATCTTTTTGAGAAGATTATTGATGCATCTTACGGAATCAAATCTCTTGACGGCCGTACATTTACAAAGACTCCTGAAGCACTGGCAGAGTTCAAGGCTACTGCAGCATATGACAAGTTCTTTATGGAAATTTGTATGGACGAAGCAAAAGCTTCCGAGTTTCTGCTTAATATCATGCCTGACGATGTAAATGACAAGATCAAGAAAGCAGCGGAATCCGGAATCTATGACGATGCTACATTAAGCGATGCTCAGAGAAAAGCGATCTCAGCAGCAATGGCGGAAGTAGCAGGATCTGTGGCTGCAACTGATGATGCTGTGAAAGAAGGAAACTAAGGAGATAATTATGCTCGAATTAATTCTTCCCGGATATGAGCCATTTGATCAAGAAACTCAAACTTTTGGAAAGGTTGTAAAACCTACTAAGATTAAGCTCGAGCACTCCTTAATAGCAATTTCAAAATGGGAGCAAATATGGCATAAGCCATTGCTGAAACTCATGGATGAAGGAACTCTAACGGATGAAGAGTTTTTTGATTATATGTATTGCATGATAGTTGGGTCTTTCGATAAGGTCGAATTCTTTAAACGGCTTGATGATCATTTACTTAAAAAAGTAACAGACTATATCAATGACCCAGCTACGGCATCTAGGGTTTTTACAATTGGAGATGACGATAAAGGAAAACCGGAGACGTTAACTAGCGAATTAATATATGCTTACCTAGCAATGGCTAGAATACCATTCGACCCTTGCGAGAAATGGAATATAAAGCGTGTATTTATGCTAATAGAATTATACACTGTAAAAACTAATCCACCTAAGAAAATGTCCAATGAAGAAATCCGAAGATGGCAAAAGAAAGAAAATGAACGACGTAAAAAAGCACTGAAAACAAGGGGGTAGAAAAATGGCCAGAACCAGAAAAGCGGCCGTCAACCTTATCAATGCTTGGGTTGGCAAAAATGAAAAAGATGGATCTTACAAATCTATTCTTGATATTTACAACAAACAGAAAACAAAGCCGAGAGGCGTAACTATGAAACCAGGAATGGCGTGGTGTGCTACAACTTGGTCTGCCGTGGCAATTTCTCTTGGATATACGGATATCATGCCAGTTGAGTGCAGTTGTTTTTATCTCATCAAAAAAGCTCAAAAAATGGGATGCTGGAAGGAGAACGACAACTATACTCCTAAAATTGGAGATGCATGTCTTTATGACTGGGATGATAATGGCATAGGAGATAACAAAGGAACTCCAAAACACGTTGGCATGGTAACATATGTCAATAAGAAAGAAGGATACTTTGTTGTAACGGAGGGAAATTATAAAGACGCTGTTAAGAAGAGAACTGTCAGTATTAATGGAAGATTTATACGCGGATTCATTACTCCGAAATACGACGCAGGCCAGCCAAAAATTAATACAAGTGCAAATCGCTATGCTGGGAAAGACGTCAAAACGGTAGCTAGAGAAGTTATCGCTGGGCAATGGGGAGAAGATTACAAATCGAATCTTAAAGAAAAACATTATAATGTTGACGCAGTTATGAAAGAAGTAGATGCAGTAATTAACACTCCATGCGGTTTAACGACCACTACCTGTTCGGCAGCATATACGAGCAATATTTATAAGAACTCGTATAAAACTTCTAAGAAAGTACCTATGCGCATTGACGCTGGATGGAACAAAAAGCTCATGATTGAAATTCCAGCCGGCAGAAAGGTTAAATGCTATGGATATTTCAATAAGTATAAAAAATCAGTATGGCTGCTTTGTGTTGCAACTATTAAAGGAAAGAAGTATACAGGGTTTGTAGAATCTTCTGCGTTAATTAGATAAGGAGAAATGACATGATCAGATGCAAACTTGAGGGTAACTTTAAAAAGCTCGATAATTATTTCGAAAAACTTTTGGAAGGCGTTAACGTTGGTATATTAAACAAGTACGGACGTGAAGGCGTAGCTGCCCTCAAGGCTGCAACCCCTGTTGACACTGGAGTAACAGCGGCATCGTGGTATTATGAAATAGTTCGTGGCAATGGGTCAGTAAGTTTGGTTTTTAAAAATTCTAATGTAGTGAACCATGTGAATATAGCTATTATTCTACAGTATGGGCATGGAACTAGAAATGGTGGATATGTTCAGGGGGTTGACTACATTAATCCGGCTTTAAAACCGGTATTTGATAGACTAGCTAAAGATGCTTGGAAGGAGGTCACTGGATAATGGGTAAAGTTGTTGAAGATGACGTTGTCCGAATGCAATTCGAGAATGGACAATTCGAGAAAAAAATCCGTCAAAGTCAAAAATCTATAGAAGCTCTTAAGAAAAGCATCGATTTTAGTGATTCTGGAAAGAGTCTTGCTAAATTTCAAAATGAGACCAAAAAGTTCAACATGGACGGAATGGGTAGAGCGGTAGAAGCAGTTCAAGTCAAATTCTCAGCTATGGATACTGTAGCTATGAGCGTGTTGAATCGACTTACAAATGCAGCTGTTGATGCAGGGAAAAAAATAGTATCGGCTTTAGCATTTGATGGAATGTCTGATGGATGGAATGAATATAAACTGAAGATGAACTCGATTCAGACAATTATTATGTCTACTGGGGAAAGCTTATCTACAGTTAATAAGTATCTCGACGAGCTCAATAAATATTCAGATAGAACAATTTATTCGTTCTCAGACATGACTGCAAATATCGGTAAGTTTACAAACGCCGGTGTAGGTTTGAAGGATGCGGTTGCGGCAATTAAGGGTGTTTCGAACGAAGCAGCTATTTCAGGTGCAAATGCAGAGCAAGCATCGCATGCCATGTATAACTTTGCTCAGGCATTATCTGCTGGATATGTAAAATTAATTGACTGGAAATCAATTGAAGTAGCGAATATGGCCACTATGGATTTCAAGCAGAATTTGCTTGACACTGCTGTTGCTCTAGGAACGGTTGTCAAAAAGGGCGAAGACTACTATACCACCACTACAAATGCTAAAGGAGCTACATCTGACGCGTTCAATGCTACGAAAAACTGGAATGATAATCTTCAGTATCAGTGGATGACTACTGACGTACTCATTCAAACGCTTGGTAAGTATACGGATGAAACAACCGAATTAGGACAAAAAGCGTATGCTGCAGCTTCGGAATTCAAAGATGCCGGACAGATGTTTGCTGCTTGGAAAGAAGCGATCGGATCTGGATGGGAGCATACATGGGAAACAATATTCGGTAACTTCGAAGAATCCAAAAAGCTTTGGGGATTTATAGATAGCATAATCGGTGATTATATCGTAAAAACGTTTGCTGCTAAGAATGCTACTCTAGATGCCTGGAAGAAAATGGGTGGCCGCAATTCATTAATGCGTTCATTCACAAATACTCTAGCAGCAGCTGTTGCAGTATTAGATACTTTCAGGGTTGCTTATAGAGCTATCTTCCCAGAAAAGAATGCAAAAGAAATAAAAAATATAACCGATGCATTTGAAGCTTTCACTAAGAAACTAATAATGTCTAGGGATAAGGTCGATAAATTATACAGGACATTGAAAGGTTTATTCACAATTGTCAAGATTGTTAAAAATGTTCTTGGAGTAGGTCTCAAGGTAGCCTTACAGGTAGTTTCTAAATTGTTAGGAGTATCTGTAAATAGTGTATTAGACCTTACAGCAGTCCTAGGTGACGGCATTGTACAATTCGAAAAATTTGGAAATGTTTCTGGTGTAGTTGCTAAAGGTGTTGATCTCATAGCATCAGCAATAGCATTCGCTATAAAAAATATTGAGTACTTTGGAAAAGCGATTTGGAATTGGAAAGGGACGCAGGAAGTAATAAAATTATTAGACGATCTTATAGTTAAAACATTATGGCCAGATATGAAGGATTTTGGTGAAAATGCTGGAACTATGATCGAGGATTTCATTCAGCACTGCGAGGAAATTGGACACATAGATTTCAAAGCTTTACTCAGTACAATTATTGGAATAGGAGCAGCTGCTAAAGAGAGTTTTGGTGGAGCAGGAGATTCGATAGATTCTTTTACTTCGAAATTATATTCTCTTAGGTCTAAGATAACAGGATATTTAAAAGGTTGGACCGATCAGGCAGCCGGATTTAAGAAAACGATGATTGATACATTTGATGGTGTATTTTCTTTCGTTGAAGACAAATCCGGAAAAGTTAATACTGCTAATATATTAACTATCTTGTTAGGTGGTGTCTCGGTAAAGACCCTTTATAATCTTTCTAAATTGTTAGAGGTGCTTACAGATAGATTCGGTGGTTTATTTGCATTACCAGCAGCAATAGGTAACAGTTTTATTAAACTAATGAATCAAGGAGCATTAACTCTTAAAACTTGGCAAGATTCTATCAAAGCCGATATAGTTATTAAGATTGCAAAAGCTGTAGCTATATTGGTAGGATCTATAGCTTTGTTAACTGTACTACCTCAGGATCGAATCGAAGGTGCAGTTGTGCTGATCGGTATATTAGGCGCAGCATTAACAGCATTTGCTTACGCGATCGGATCCATTTCAACAGAAAAGTTAGCAAAGGGATTCTCTGGTGTTTCGGCAATGGTCATTTCTATTGCTGGAAGCATATTGTTAATTGTCGTGGCACTTGAGAAACTTCAAAATGTGACCGTTAATAAATCTATGGCTATTAACATTGGAGTTATAACAGGGCTTGTAGGAGTAATTACTATATGCTCAGGAGCTTTAACTAAATATACAATGGGCGCAAACGCTAAATTAGCAGCAGCCGGAGCCCTTCAAATTGTATCTTTAGCCGCTTCTCTTCTACTGATGGTTAAAGCTATAAAAGGGCTATCCAATTATAATATTGGAGATGCCGGGAGCACTATTGGTGCTTTAGTATTGGCTGTCGGATCGTTATCAGTTCTTATGATTGCTGTTGGAAAAGCGAACGCTTTAGGCGGAACTAGAGGAGCACTTACATTATTAAGCTCTGTAGTGGCAATATATGGATTAGCTAAAGTGATGTCTAAAATTTCTAATATGGATTTTAGCTCTATGAAAAAAGGATGGAAACAATTTGTAGTAGTATTTGGAACGATGATGCTACTATTCAAGGCATCTGCTAAAGCCGGTCCTAATGCATCTAAAGCAGCTGTATTATTGCTAGGATTTACAGTTAGTTTGCATGTTTTACTTGCCGCATTTGAGAAGCTACAGAAGTATGACCTTAAGACCATGACCAAATGCGTAGCCGATCTAATTGCATTGATGATACCTATTGGTGCTCTAATTAAGGCTAGCGCTAGTGCCGGACAATATGCTGCCAGAGCTGGAGTAATGATGATGACAGTGGCAGGTTCCATTGTAATTCTTACCGCGGCTATAGCTATACTGTCCGGTCTCGATCAATCCAAAATGGCAGGAGCAACTGCAGCAGTGGATTCTATAATGTTATGTATGTCGGCAATGATCAAAGCTGGCGACGTATCTATTGACGCTAAGAAGTCAGTAATAGTAGCTGCTTTGGTTGTAGGTGAGATAGCTGGAGTTATTGCTTTGTTGGCCCAGCTAGATCCAACTGGAGTTATTGCAGGATCAGCAGCAATATCATTGCTTTTAAGCGTATTTACACTATGTTTAAAAGGGTTCTCTGGTGTTGGAAAGGTTCACGCTAGTGTTCTTTTAGCTGGCGCAGTTCTTTTGGAAATAGCTGGGGTTATTGGGATGCTGGCTCAATTGGATTGGAAACGATCGTTGGCAGCCTCTGCAGGATTAAGCATGGTTTTATTATCTGTATCCGCATCAATGTTGATACTTCAAAACGTTCCGATTGCTGGGGCTATAACTGCGCTAGGCAGTTTCTCAATATTTATCGCTGGACTTGCCGCCATTATAGCTGTGCTAGGCGGGCTTAATAAGATATCAGGATTTCAGGATTTCATGAATGGTGGAGTTCAAATACTAGAACTACTAGGCGAAGGTTTAGGAAAACTAGTCGGCGGAATTATATCCGGAGTTGGTCAGGGAGTTACAGACGGGCTACCACAAATAGCTACAAATCTATCAGACTTTGCAAATAATCTGCAACCATTCTTATCAACGATGGGTAATGTAAATCCGGAAATAGGCTCGTCTATGTCTGTGTTAGCAGGATGCATTGTTAAAATAGCCGGAGCAGAGATTGTTAATGCCATTTCGACGTTTATAAATCTTGGGAAAGATCCAATTCAGAAATTTGCTTATCAGCTTCAGTATCTTGGTGCTGGCATGAAAGCATATGGCGATCAGGTAGCAGGCGTCAATCCTGAAACAGTTAAGGGCACCGCAATAGCGGCTAAAACTCTAGTTGAATTAGCGAATGCTATACCACGATCTGGAGGGTTAGCTCAGCTGTTAGCTGGGGCAAAGGATCTCGCTGATTTTGGATTATCTCTTATCCCATTCGGAGCAGCATTTGCAATGTATGCCATGGAAGTTGCCAACATAAACCCTGGGGTAATCAAAGGAACGTCTTCTGCAGCTCAAACGTTAACTGATTTAGCAAATGCTATACCTGAAGCTGGTGGATTAAAACAGCTACTGACAGGATCTAAAAGTTTAACTTCATTCGGATTATCTCTTATACCGTTTGGAGCAGCATTTGCTACTTATTCTAGTCTAGTGGCTGGCGTTAATACCTCAACGGTAAAGGCAACATCTGCTGCAGCAATGACAATAAGTGAATTTGCAAACTCAATCCCTAAGTTAGATGGTATGAAAGAGTGGTTCGTAGGGGGCTCTGAAGATTTAGGAACTTTTGGTAAGAGCATGGTATCATTTGGTAAGTCATTTGCAAAATACTCTGATTCTGTATCTAAAGTCGATACTGAATCGATAAAGGCAACGTCATCGGCTGCAATGACAATTACAAAATTAGCAGGAACAATACCGAGTTTGGATGGTATGAAAGAGTGGTTTGTTGGAGGCTCGCAGGACTTAGGAACTTTCGGTAAGAGTATGGTCTCATTTGGTAAGTCATTTGCTAAATACTCTAAAACAGTATCCGGAATCGATACCTCAACTATAACAGCTACATCTGCTGCAGCTACATCCATTGCAAAACTGAATGATGATCTACCAGAAGCAACTTCTGCTAAGAGTATACTCTTTGGTGGAAACAAGGAGAGCTTGAAGAAATTCGGAAAGAATCTCGTATCGTTTGGTGAGAGTTTTGTTAGCTTCTCAGCAACAATAAAAGGAGCCGACACATCTAACGCTGGAACTATTGCTAAGCAATTATCCGATTTCATTAATTCGTTAAATGGAATTAAGGGTGGACTAGATAAAAAAGTCAAAGACATGAACAAAGCGTTTAAGGCTTTAGGTAAGACATCCTTAGAATCTGTGCAGAATGGGTTCGAATCAAAATCTGGGGACTTTGAAAAGGTTGGCTCTAAGGTTGTAGGATGGATCTCCTCTGGAATGAAAAACAATAGCGAAGATATGAAGTCCCCATCATCAAGTGTAGCTAAGAAGTTCTTGAAATACGTCACTGATGCATTTAAATCGGATACAGATACTACCGATGGATTTAACTCAGTGGTAAATAGCGCTCTTAGTACAGCTAAAAGCACATTTACTGATTATAATTCAAAATTCAAAGACGCTGGTTCATCATTAGCCAAGAACCTTGCTAGCGGTATGAGATCTAATTCTAAAGATTTTAGTACGGCTGGCGCTAATGCAGCTATAGGATTTATGAGTGGGGCGAAGAACAAGAGCTCGGATGTATACTCGACGGGTGTTTCATTAGGTAATCAATTGCTTAAGGGCATGAAGAGCAAGAAATCTCTTGACGAGCATTCCCCTTCCAAGAAAACCAATAAAGTTGGTGTTTACGCTGGAGAAGGTCTTGTGAAAGGTGTTAAATCAACGGCTGGAGACATTGAACTTGCGGGTATTGACGCTGGAAGAGGGGCTTTGTTAGGCGCAGGAAAAGGTATAAAGGATGGAGCTAAGAAAGCGCAAAAAACAGTTACGGGATATGTTAAGGGAATTAAGAAATCTATTAGTAAATCGGTTGGAAATAAAGACGTTGATGGCGTCATGAAGACCGTAAATGGCATTCTTAATGCAGGCAACAGTACGTTTTCAGACCAAATGGATAAAACGACAAAAGACATTATCAAAAATGCTAACAAAACTGGAGCTGGCGTAACTAGTGCATATGATAGCACTTCTAAGAAAATTACAGGTAGGTCTAAGAAGAACAGTAAGAAAGCAAAGATTAAGATGACCAAAATCATTAAGGTCGCTTATCAGTTTGGAAAGACTTTCGACAAAGCTGTAAGCTCGTTTAATAAAACTCCTTATGAGACGATTACTAAAATCTCTAAGAGTTTAGGAAAAGAGCTTCTCAAGACAACACCTAAGCTTAAGACACTTAGCAAAGCTACTAAAACTGCCGAAAAAACTATCAAGAATTTTGCTATTGCACTGTATAAGGAATCGGATCAGTATAAGGAAGACACTAAGTCTGTTAAGCAGCACGAGGCAGCTTTGAAGAAACTTCTTAAGACACAAGATCGTTTAAAGAAGGGCCTTAGTGCTTCAGGCAAAAAGCTTAGCAAAAAGAATCTCAATTCGGCTATTAAGGAAAATAACACAGCTATTAAAAATGCTGTGAAACAGCTGAAAGATGATCAAAAGACGATCCAGTCCAATATTAACTCAACGTTCAAAGAATACAGAAACAATATCATTAACTCGATAAAGGAATATACTAAGTTTACGAATATTGCATTCGATAACTCTAGGAACATATTCTCCGAATTCTCTGATTCTATGGACGATGAGATGAGTACAGTTCTTAAGAACATGGAAAGTCAGGTTGATGGTTATCAGGAGATGAAGGATAACCTTGCAAAATTATCCAAGAATGGTCTTAGTAAAGGACTTATTGATACTCTTAAAGGTATGGGAGAATCTGGTTATGCATACATAAAATTATTTGCAAATGCTTCAAAAGAAGAAATCGACAGAGCGAACAAAGCGTATGCAGAAGCCAGCAAACAAACGAAAGAAGATATTATAGCTTCTTATAAACAGACTTACCAAGATGCTGTCAAGTGGAAGAACTCCATTAAGAAGATGCTAAATCAGGGTTGGGATATTCGACTTGTTCAGGAATTGGTTGACGAGGGTCCTGGAAACCTTAGTAAAGTATTGGAAATGCTTACTTTTTCAGATGAAGAACGTAAAGAAATTAATGACGTATATGTTAAGAATCTCAAACTTCAGAAATCTGGAGCTGATTCTATTATTAAGTCGTTTGCTTTGAAGAAAGAAAAAGAAGCTGCCAAGAAGAAAGCGAAGAAATCCGTTAAGAAAACAGCCAAAGAAGTCAAGAAAGATGTAAAAGAAATTCCAAATGCTGTTTCTGAAGCAGCTAAGGAAATGGAGAAGAATCTCAAGAAGATAAACAATGATTGGGACGATGCAAAGAAGAAAATCGAAGATACGGCAAAGTCTATGACGGAATCCGTAAAGAGCAGTCTTGATAGCTTCACGTCGTTTGTTAATTTCGACATTTCAAGTTCTACAGATTACTTTACGAGATACGATGAAGTAGTAAACGATCTCGGTAATGACACCATCATTGATCGTATGTGGTCACAGGTTAATGCCGAAAAGAGAGTAATCGAAGGTCTTGAAGAACTAAAGAAGATGGGATTTGCAGACGGATTACTGGATTATCTTAAGAGTCTAGGGACGCAAGCAATACCGTATATCGAGGGATTCAGACTTGCCACGGCTGATCAGATTGATCGAACAAATGCAGTATTCAAAGAGAAGACGCAAATGACAAAAGATCAAATTTTACAGCAGGCAAAGGATAATATGGAATCCGTTAAGAAATGGCGAGATGAAATTGTTGTGTTGTCGAAAGAGCTTGACCCAAGGCTATTGCAAGAGTTGATAAACAAAGGCTTGGACGGAGCAGATATCGTCGATGCGTATTTCCAAATGACACCAGATGAAAAGAAGCAGATAAATCAGTATTACAAAGATACATTATCTATGAACGAGGAAGTTTCTAAAGAAGTATCTGATTCGTACAAAGAAGCAGGTCTAGGAGCTGTCAATTCCATGTATCAGGGAATGATTGATGCTGCTACAGGCAAGGATGTATCTTCTAAGAAAGGCTCATCTAGGAACCTCAAAGGATCTGCAGCGACAAAAACTGTTCACGCGGTAGCTAAGTCATTTGACGAAGTACTTAAAAAAGATACGTCATTCAAGTCTTCAGGTAAGAAAGCTGGAAACCAGTTCAAAGCTGGAATCGACTCAGCTTCCGAAGGGGTTGCAAAGTCTGCAAAGCAATCAGCCAAGAAGGCTTGTACAACCTTTACGAATTACGCAGAAACAAACTTCAAGAAAGCTTTTAAATCTGCCGGAACATCTCTTGGTTATTGCTTTGCTTTAGGTCTTGCTGCAACAACGGTGTTAACAGCTGTAGAATCTTCTTGTAAATCAGTGGTAGATAAAGCATTATCTTCGTTTTCAAAAGGCAGCGACAAAGCATCTTCTAAAGGAAGTGCACTTGGTAATTCATTTGCTCAAGGCATTAGAGGAGCTATACCATCAGCTGTTAGTGCTGCTCAGGCATTAGTTAACGCTGTGAACGCAGAACTATCTAAAATACAGATGCCTAGTTTAAGTGTCGGTGTTAACACTTCGAATCTGTCGTCAATGGTTAGTAGTGGAGTGACATCAGCTACGGGATCTTCTGTAGCAGGAGCTAGTGCCGGTTTAGCAACTTCTATAGGCAGCGCTTTTGCTGGAAGCGTACTAGGCAAAAGCAATCTTAGTAAAGCTATATCGATACTTCAAAATGGGGGAAGATCATCTCGAAGTTCTATTAAGGGTTCAAGTACTCCTGTTGTAAATAACTACACATTCAACCAGACTAATAATTCGCCTGTAGCATTATCGAATAAAGAGATATATCGACAGACAAAGAACCAATTTAGTCAATTAAAGGGGGCTCTTAAATGATAAAGAAAGTAATCGTTACTAATTATTTAGGGGAATCCCTAGAAATGGAACTAGCTAGGCCTGAGGTTTCGGGTCTAGCTATAACAGACATTGAAGGTTTGGGGCCAGTTAAGGCAACTATCAACATTAGTGAGATAGCGACCGGAGATGGAGCATTATATAATAGTGCTAAACTTGAAACTAGAAATATCGTTATGACTCTGGATTTTAGATTCGGAACAGATATCGAAACTATTAGGCATACTACATATAAGTATTTCCCTATCAAGAGATACCTCACGTTGACATTCGTAACGGATCAGAGATCTCTTGATGCTTTCGGTTATGTCGAGTCGAATGAACCTGATATATTCCAGGCTCATGAAACTACTCAAATCTCCGTAATTTGTCCAGACCCATACTTCTATGCAACTAATGGAAAGACGCTTACATTATTTAGTGGCGTCAATCCTAAATTCGAATTTCCATTTGAAAACAATTCGTTAACTGAAAAGCTCATAAACTTCGGTGATATCGTGCATATGTATGAGAATGTAGTAACGTACAAAGGAGATGCTTCAGTTGGCATAACAATAACAATTCATGCGCTAGATACAGTAAAAGATATTGTTATCTATAACGCTAGAACTCGTGAAGTTATGAGAATAAATACTGACTTTATACAGACCTTAACCGGTCAAGCATATGGTGCTGGTGATGATATCATTATAAATACTAAGCGAGGAGAAAAGTCAGTTACATTACTGAGAGCCGGATTAACGACCAACATTCTCAACTGCTTAGGTAAAGGATCGAGCTGGTTCCAGCTGTCAAAAGGAGATAATATCTTCATTTACAATGCTACAGAAGGAGCAATGAGTATTCAGTTTAAGATCGAAAACGATACGATATACGAAGGAGTATAACTTATGGAAGGTGATTAATTTGAGGAGGTAAGCAATGGAAGCTACAATATTAAACTCAAGGTTTGAAAAAGTAGCCATTATTGACAGGTTCAAGTCCTTCATTTGGACTGATAGATATCAAGAGAATGGGGACTTTGAACTCTACCTCACTTTGGACATGGATGGAGTGTTTCCTTATCTAGTCAATGACTACTATCTTCAAAATGACGATTCAGTTCACATGATGATTATTCAGGGAATGCTTCTTGAAACAAATACCACAGAAGGACCAACAATTAAAGTTATAGGCTACTCTCTTGAGAGCTTGCTGAAGCGTAGGATAATATGGGACAATACTACACTTGGCGGAAATTTCCAAGATGGAATAGAGAAGCTCATAAATGACGCTATAATAGCTCCATCAAAATCGGAAAGGAAGATTTCTAACTTTATATTCAAGAAGAGCACAGACAGTAGAATAACTGCTCTGACAATTGACGCAAAGTATGAGCAGCATGAAAACTTATACGAGGCAATAAACTCACTTTGCGTCGAGAAACAAATTGGATTTAAAGTTACGTTAAATGAAAATAAACAATTTGAGTTTGAGCTGTACAAAGGCGTTGATAGATCTTATGCACAGCAATTAACTCCATATGTTGTATTCAGTCCTTCATTTGAAAACTTAAATAACACATCTTATCTAGACAGTAAAGAAGATTATGCGAATGTTGCATTAACTGTTGGGGAAGATGGAGATACACAAACATTATCCGGGAATCCGTTGAAGATTACTAAAGAAGTGACTAGGGACGGAGAAACTCAGGAACAGTTGAGCGGTATGCATCGATGCGAGATATATGTTGATGCTGGGTCGATTACTTCTGAGGATGAGGACCATAAAATGAGCGACGCCGAGCGACTGAAAGTAGTTGCTCAGAAGGGCAAAGAAGCTTTAGCTGAGAAACCACATACCATATCTATGGATGGAGATGTTGATCCTCATACTATGTTTGTATACGGACGAGATTTCAAAATGGGGGATGTAGTACAGATAGAAAACGACTATGGTATTAAAGGGACATCAACCGTGTCGGAATTTATTATGTCCCAAGATTCTAGTGGGGAAACTTCATACCCTACTTTTACAGACTTTGTAAGTGCCGATGATAATAGAATACCAGTAGGCTCTTAAAGAATAAGATAAAGGAGGAAAAATATGAGTTTTGCATCTGGATTTTTTAATTCCGTAGATCATGATAGATTATATGATGCTACCGACATTTCAAGATTATTTGATGGCTTGATTCGGGATGGAATATTCGCATCTATTGGCGACTGTCTTGTCGTAAAGCAGAGCAATCAGATGAACGTAACGGTTGGAACTGGACGAGCATGGTTTAATCATACTTGGAGTTACAACGATGCTCTTTATCCAGTTACTATTCCACCATCAGAGATTCTTATGGATCGTATTGATGCGGTTGTTCTGGAGATCAATTCAGTTGAATCTGTAAGAGCAAACAGCATTAAATTAATTAAAGGAACGCCATCGTCTACACCAGCCAAACCGGCATTGACAAATACTAAAGAAGTTCATCAGTATCCATTGGCGTATGTCACAGTCGGTAAAGAGGTTACGTCAATCAGGCAGGCGGATATTGAAAACTGTGTAGGGACGAGCGCGTGCCCATTTGTTACAGGAATTCTCGAGGTAATCAGCATCGAACAGCTTATTCCTCAGTGGAAAGATATCTTGAATCGGTTCGTAGAAGAGAATACTGCAAACTTCAATACATGGATGAATGGAGAGAAGCAGGATTACCAAGCTTGGCTCACGGAAGCTAAGAAAGAGATTACGGATTGGCAAGCAACTTCAAAATCGGACTATCAGAAATGGTATGACAGTATTAAGAATGGCTATGACCAGTGGTTCGCTACAATTAAAGCTGCTTATGACGCTAACTGGTCAACATTCCAACAGTGGGAAAAGGCGTCCCAGACAGAGTTTGATAAGTGGTTTGAAAATATAAAAAACAAACTCGAAGGTGACCTTGGAGCTAAACTTACTCTGGAAGCAGAGAAGCTAGGTAAAGAGAAAGTATCGCTTATCGAGTCAACGAAAACGGATCTTGAAGGCACTGTGGAAGCCCCGTTAATGTTAGGTAATGCTACTAAGAATTTATTGCCTTATCCGTATGTCACAGCTAGTGGAAGCGTTTCACATGGAGTGACTATGACATACACTAAAGAAGGAACAATAGCATTTGATGGTACTGTATTGAACGATAATGTGCAACCTGGTTTTGTGTTATATAAGCATGCAGAGAAGCTATTCGATAATGGCATAAATACATTATATTCTAAGCATGACACTACAATTAAAGGAAGCTTGCATACATTTTTTCAGATTTTTAAAAAAGATAATTCCTGGGTATATAATGTTGAAACTTTGTCAAAAAATGACTATGACTGGTCGAAATACTATTGTAATTATGTTGTTCAATATCATAAAACTTCCGGAGATGTTCGTGGGACGGTATCCAATATCAGAATAGTAACCGATGTCGATGATCCATTTGTTCCATATTCCGGATACGATATTAAGACGATTGGAAAGAATTTGATTCCGTATCCATATTTTCATGGCTCCTCATATACTACGCATGGCGTAACTTTCACAGTAGATTCAAAAGGAATAATTCATGCATCCGGAACAGCAGATGCTTCGGTTGATGCGACTTTCGCATTATTCAGAACAATTCTTGTTCCTTGCCTAATAGTTGGTAATAAATATACCATGACTGCTAGTGTGAAAAATGGAAAAGCCCAAATATTTCTAATCAATGTTAACAATGATAGTGTTACAGACATTGCTGCGATCTTGCCAAATAACAATACAGAATCAAAAACTTTCACGTTTACAAGAAACGAAAATGCACTCAATAGTATGGGTGTGAGTATTTTAAAAGGAACGACCGTAACTGACTGTCAGATTCAAGTTCAATTAGAAGAAGGAGAAACCGCCACCGATATAGCCCCATACCAATCCTCAACTACGAAGATTACTAAGGATACAGAGTTCCCTAATTTCGATTTGAAATCATTTGACGGAGCTACTCATATAATCTCTCCAGGAAATGTTCAGTCATTTCACGCTGATGCGCCAAATGGTAAATATATGCTAGAATCAATCAAGAAATCTGCCGAGTCTGGTGGCGTTAGCTATGGAGCAACTGAACCAACAAATCCTAAAGTTGGTGATCTGTGGGTTAATCCGGATGAATATAATGTTTTATATGTTTATGCTGGAAAACATTGGAACATTGCTAAGGGGCTTTATTTTGGCTCGAGTAATAGCTTTCAATATTCCCCGTATCCAGGTCAATTATGCTATAACCCGGATAATAAAATGATGTATGTTTACGTTCCATACGATGGGTCTTTTGGAGGCCCAGGTTGGTACCCAGTTGGATCAGAAGACCCAGGAGGATACCATTTCGGTGCTACAGCTCCAACTAATACCAAACTCTTATGGATCGATACTTCAGGTGTAGCTAGGTTTTATAATGGCTCTGCCTGGAAAGCCATAGCGGCAACATGGGGATAATTCAAAATGGGGGTAATATATAATATATTTATCGGGATTTGATCATTTTGCAAAAGACAAAGAAAAACGAGATACAAAAAATCCCCGGGAGGAAAAATCAAATAAAGTTTTTAAAAAGGAGGGTGAAGATAATGCCTAATTTTCTTACCGCGGCAGAAATGAACACTCTTAAAGCCAAGGTAAAAACCGAAATGCAACGTAGAGCATATAATGGTTCTATGACTGGGTTTGCATCTGCATCGTATGACTTCTCCACAACTCCTACATCCGGAACTAAAGTCACAGCGGACCAAGGCAAAAAAGTAATTGAGCCTTTATTGAACATTAAAGACCATGGTAATTTGAATACTGCCGATCTGAAGACAGGCTCTAAGATTCCGTCATCGTTTAACAATGAATTACTATCTTATACTGACTCATTATCTCGAGAGCCAATTGATGGGGCTACCTCTTCATGTCGTGGAGCATGCTCTGGATTATGCGTAGGGACGTGCGGCAGCACATGTAGCGGATGTAGCAGCTGTTCTGGTGGATGTAGCGGATCTGGTGGATCTGGTGGCAGCGGCTCGAGTGGCTGCGGAGGATGCTCTGGTAATTGCGGCGGGTGTAATTCTTGCTCTGGATGCGGAGGGTGTAGCAGTGGATGCCAAGGAGGATGTTCTGGATCTTGTGAAGGGTGTGGGAGATCTTGCAGTGGGTGCAGTGGGTGCGACGGATCTTGTGAAGGGTGCTCAGGATGCGCTGGATGCGGAGGATCTTGTTCTAGTTCGTGTTCATCAAAAGGAAAGGGTTCGGCTTGTGCCACATGCTATAGTTGCACTGGCTGTGCTAGTTCGTGTTCTTCATGTTCATCTTGTGGAGGATGTTCTGGATCAAGTGGATGCGGAGGAGATTGTACTGGATGCTATGCTGGCTGCGACGGATCTTGTGAAGCTACTTGCTTCAGTAATTGCAGTGGGTGCGAAGGATCTTGTGAATCGGAATGCACAACTGGATGCCAGGGATGCTCTGGATGTTCAGGAGGATGCTCCGGATGCTCAGGAGGATGTGGTTCTGGATGTTACGGCTCATGTACTGGAAATTGCGACGGATGTAGTAATGGCTGTAGTGGTGGATGCAAAAACGCATGCGCAACAACTTGCTCTGCAACATGCACTGGAACATGTCAAGCTCAAGCGTTTGGCGCCGTAGTCTCAGGGGGGGTAGTTGAGGACCAAACAGTAGATCTGATTGCCAATGGTATGATGAAACCGATATACTCTAAAGCATTGTGGAACCAAGTGCTTCCAGGTGGCGGTTATGCTAATAATTCTAATTATGAGCTTAAAGATCTTGGGATACAGATACGTTACGATAAAAAGAATAGCGAAATATTGTTTGATTTATCCAATGGACTTACAGTAGTTGACAACACCATATTCAAACAGTTAGGCTATAAATTGCCAATACCTCTATTCGTAATGCTTAATGATTCGAACATAACATATAATCCAACATGGTTTGGATCATCAGATAATTATTGGCCTCCAACAATTGAGAATGCTAACGGTCTTGTCATTAACGCCGGTCAAGGGTACCAAATAATGGTATCACCGAACGAGACCACACAAGCAAATAAAAAATGCACTAGGTTCGACTTAATTTGGTATAAATATAACACTACTAAAAATTATCCTGAAGTTGGTTCAATATTTAAGGGGTCAAAGGTAATTAGAATACCATTCAAAATAACAGGAATATAAAACTATTAAAAGAAAAGGAGTTAACTAATATGAAAAACTTTACATTAGAACTTAACAAAGAGACAGCTGACTATTTACAGAGACTTGCATATGAGGTTATGACCAGAAAAGACGTTGTAGCTCATATGCTGGAGTCGGCAAAAGATGACACAGATGCTTCAGTGCTGGAGTCAGTTCCGTTTAAGCATTACCACAAATTGCTTGAGGAGGCAGAATGTTCCTACGACGTTGCTAAAGCTGAGTTAGAGAGATCTCTGCAGCCTCGTGTTCTGGAGCATGAAGGAAAAGATGTTAAATTCAGATGGGAAGTAACAGACTTCTCAGAGCACCTTGTGCACATTACGGTATTAGAGGGTTGAGTCTATGAAGAAGTTTGAACAGTTTCAGGATATGATTGGAAGGTTGTATCCAGAGACAATTATAACAAATAATGCATCTGACAGAAGAACTTTATCTCGTACCGTGACCTTTCAGGTAACAGACGAGTGCAATTTATGCTGTACCTACTGTTACCAGATAAACAAAGGCAAGAGAAAAATGAAGTTCGAAGATGCAAAGAAACTTATTGATATGCTTCTTACCGGAGATGAACGCCTCGGTAACTACATCGACGCCTCTACATCACCTGGTATTATCATTGAGTTTATTGGGGGAGAGCCTTTCTTATGCGTGGATCTTATTGATCAGATTTGCACGTATTTCTATGATAAAGCTATCGAGTTGATGCATCCATGGGCAACAAAATTCTGTATTTCGATTTGCTCAAATGGTGTATTATATTTTGAGCCTAAGGTTCAGAAGTTCCTGAACAAATGGCGGCATAATCTCTCTTTCTCAATTACCATCGATGGAAATAAGGCTCTGCATGATGCTTGTAGAGTCTTTCCAGATGGTACTGGGTCTTATGATGTGGCAGTAGCTGGAGCTCGTGATTGGATATCAAGGGGATACTATATGGGCTCTAAGATCACCATAGCGCCAGGTAATGTGCAGCATCTATTCTCGGCGATTAAGCATATGGTAGAACTTGGATACAAAGATATCAATGCGAATGTCGTTTATGAAAAAGGATGGACATTGGAGCACGCGAAAATCTATTATGAGCAGCTCAAAATGTTAGCCGATTATTGGCTTGAAAATGACTTAGCCGATGACCATTTCATGGCATTATTCGAGAATGACTTCTTCAAACCAAAGGAAGAAACAGATCTTGAAAACTGGTGCGGAGGAACTGGCTTCATGTTAGCAATGGACCCAGATGGATGGCTTTACCCATGCATCAGATATATGGAAAGCAGTCTAGGTACATCCCGAGAGCCTCTTAGAATTGGTCATGTCAATTTCGGAATTGCTCAAAGAAAATGTGATAAGCAGTGCGTTGAGTGCCTCAATAAAATTGACAGAAGAACGGAGTCTAGTGACGAATGCTTCTATTGTCCTATTGCTGAAGGCTGCAGTTGGTGCTCTGCATACAATTACCAGGAAAATGGAACACCAGATTCTCGTTGCACTTATATTTGCGATATGCACAAGACCAGATCGCTTGCAAATGCATACTTCTGGAACAAGTTGTATCGTAAGAAACATTGGAAACAGAGATTCAAAATATACTGTCCGGATGAATGGGCCATTCCTATTATCGGAGAAGAAGAACTTAATATGCTTAAAGAATTAAGTAAGGAGGATCAAAATGAAACTTAAATTTGGAAATGGAACGACAGTTGATATTCGAAAATTTACAAGAGAGTATGCTCAGAATCAGTCCGGTAGAACTTATCTGAACATTACCTCGACATATGAATCCCCAGCAGTGTTTGACAGGATCGCTTCTACGGCTCGCAATGCCGACAATATCTCTCATATGGAGATTACAGACGACAATGAAAATGTCACTACATTCGACGGGTTCAAGCTGGACAATGTTATCGAGATTCATGATGGGTTGTCTAATGACGTTACTATCAGAGCTTACAAGAATGACCCAGTTGTTACGACTGACGTTAATAACTCAGAATCAGAGGCTACCAGTGAGTCTTTGACATAAATCAAAATGGTTTGGGGAGGTGATACAATTGCAGTAATTCTCAACCGTCCAAGTGACGTTAAAAGAAAATTAAATAATATCTCTAGACTTTTACTCGTTTGTGTCTAGGGATAAGAACTTTTAAATCAAAATAGGAAAGGAGCTGTTTTGCTATGGATGCAAAAGATCAGACAATTGCTAGCCAGCAGGCTGCTATTAACAAGTTGGAGCTTACAGCATCTCAGTGTGCTCAGAACCAGTATCTTGTTAATCAGTTACGTCCAGCTGCTGTTCCGGCATTTACAGTTCCAAATCCATATGCAAACTACGGGTTTGGATGCTACTGCGGATCAACTAATAACGGTTGCTGCTAATTAACGTCAAAATGATTAGGGAGGGTCTAGAAACTGGCTCTCCCTTGTATGGAGGTATTATAAAATGATTGAATTATCAAATACTACTGATCAGGTATTGACTGCTGGTCAGTCCATTACCTTTGACAAAGTCCTTCTCAAGACAGGTTGCGCTGAGTGTCATAGAGCAAACACCGGATCTGTCAAAATGAGAGCTAATGGCATTTATGAAGCTTCTTTTGCTGGTAACATCTCGGGCGCTGTCGCAGGCACTCCTGTACAGCTTGCTTTCCAATTAGGAGGAGCAACGATGCCAGAGACAACTATGGTTGCTACTCCAGGAGCTGCCAATGCTTCTAATAACGTAGCTACCTCGACATTAATCAAGAATTGTTGCGGGGACTACGATCGTATAACCGTAACTAATACTGGTACTGCGGACGTAACTGTCGCTGCTAACAGCGCTTTTATTGTTCGTAGACTTGCTTAAGGAGGTGTCGTCAAAATGGAAAAGATGAAAGATCTCTGTTCTATTAAGGCAACTCTTGTAGACTCAGTAAAAGAGCAGCTTTCTCATGGAATCGAGTGTGTAGATGCTCATGAAATGGGCGAAGTCGTTGATATGATCAAAGATATTTATGAAGCCGAGAACTACTGCATGCAGTCAAAGTACTACAAATCGATTGTAGAGGCTATGGGAGATGGGTCTTACGGTTACAATCCAAATCGCTATGCCTCTAGTGGTAGATACGCTTCAGCTGGGCACGGATCTAGATATGGATATATGCCGTATTTAGAAGGTGAGGACTACAACATGCAGCAATATCTCACCGGTGATCCAACAGAGTTTGCAGATCAAATGAAACTCCGCTTTGGCTATATGGATCAAAATGAACCAAAAATGATGAACAAGCCAGTTAGCACTTATGGAGCTGCGTATGATTCTTGGTCTGATGCAAGAAAACATTACACGAAAACTGGCTCATCAGAAGACAAAGAGAGAATGGAAGAGCGTGGAAAAGAACATGTCGAGAAGGCCATTATCTCTATGCGTGATATTTGGAGCGAAGCAAGCCCTGAATTGAAGCGTGCAATGAAAACCGAACTTTCTACATTAGTAGACAACATGACTATCTAAAGAGAACTGCGATTATGGACAGATTCTCAATGAATGGATATTTATGGAGGATAAAGTTCGTAAACCCAAATGACAAAATGCTTATGGATAGGACTGGAAAAATGACATTAGCCACCACAGACCCAAACCTTGCAACTATTTTCATGTCGAGGAGCTTATCTGGTGCACTCCTCATGAAAGTTCTTATCCATGAGCTAGGTCATTGTGCTCTTGTTAGTTACGGTCTGCTAGACGATATTCATAAGGTTGTAAAACCAGAATATTGGATATTAGCAGAAGAATGGGTCTGCAACTTTATAGCCGATTATGGAGCTAAGATATTTTCAATAGCTTATTCTGTATTAGGTAATGACGCATGGATGTTTATTCCTTATGAGCTTGATAAAGTAATCGCATAAGGAGGAAGATTATGGAAAGTATCGTATCAATTATCGTCACTGTGTTGTGTTCGGTTATTGCATCATCTGGGTTCTGGGCATGGATTCAGAAAAAAGATGATAAAAAATCATTGCAAAGTCAGATGCTCATTGGACTGGCCCACGATCGCATCGTGTCGTTAGGCATGATATATATCGAGCGTGGATGGATCACTAAAGATGAATATGAGAATCTGAGAGACTATCTTTACGAACCATACAAAGCCTTAGGGGGCAACGGCTCCGCAAAAAGAGTTATGGAGGGAGTAAATAGACTCAAGATATTTACAGTACCTCCGACAAAGGAAGGAGAAAGTAAAAATGAAGTTAACAAATAGACAGTATGATATTCTTAAATGGATTGCATTGATCGCTTTACCAGCAGTAGGTACTCTGTATTTCACACTGGCTACTATCTGGGGGCTTCCATACGGAGACCAGGTTGTAGGAACTATTACTGCAGTTGACACTTTTCTGGGTGCTCTGCTCGGTATTAGCACAAGTAAGCATAACAAGCGCAAAGCTGCTTCGGCAAAAAAGCAGTAATGCACATACGATGTCTCTAGACTTTCAATACGAGGGTCTAGGGACGTCAGAGTATCGCTGGATGTTCAAGGTGTGTTTCTTTTTCGCAAATATTTCCACTGCTATAATAGGAGGTGATTTATATGAATAGTGTTATCACAGATGAACAGAAAAACATTATTGCAAATCTCGCTAATAAGGTGAGTAGCGATGAGTGTAATGCTTTGATAAGCTTTGGCGGTCAAATGTACCGTGACGGACTTATTAAAGGTTCTGCACTTACTATGATCGGTATTGGTGTAGGTTTGGTAGTTTGGGCTATCATTGAAGAGAAACGAAAATAAACCAACAATTCAAAATGGGGGGTCTAGAGAAATCTAGGCCTTTCGTTTTACCTCGCATTTAATTCCTTTCGTATAATAGGAACTAGAGACGTATTTAAAGGAGGTACATAAATATGAAAGGATTATTAAAGATATTCAAAGATGGACGTTGGTTAATTACTATATTCCCAGTAGCAATACTTGTAATTGCAGTATTGACTATGACAGGAATCATGAACCCAATTGTGTCATTTGGATGCGGAATTATTGCATATTTTGTAGCAATGGCGTTTAGTTATGACGAAGATGATGAGGACTAATTCAGGTCCTCTCTTCTTTTCGCAAATATATCATTTCGTATAATGAAAGGAGTGATTTATATGTATTACGATTTAGTAAAAAGTAACGGAACTATAGCACTTGTTCAGGAGGCGTCTAGTAATGGATACTTGGTAGTTGATAGAAGAACTGACGAGGTATTAAAAAGGACATGCGACAAAGACACAGGTGTAAGAGCGTATGACAGAATTGTAAACGAAATGAACGAATCTGAGATTGAGGCTTAAACAAGGCCTCTTTCTTTTCTGAAAGGAGATATATAATGAGAGAAATAATAACTATTTGCACAAGCTATAAATTTAGTAACGAAGCAATTGAGTGTTATAAGAAATTAACAGATATGGGCTATATTGTACTATTTCCAGCAATGGGCTGCAGTGAGCATGATAAAAAATGGTATATGAATATGCACTTTGAAAAAATCAAAATGTCAGATGCAATATTCGTTGTAAATGTTGGAGGATATATTGGCGAATCTGTAAGAGAAGAAATTGCCTGTGCCAGGAGAAATGGCATTAAGGTAATGCATTTAGAGGACTGTTCGCCAAATATTCATGTATTATAATGAAGACTACATATTTAGGAGGTAAACTAATATGAAAAAGAAGATTGAGAAAACATTTGCATTGGTGTCAGCTTTAAGCTTTGTATGCGCACCAACATTACTAATGTTCATTGGATTCTGGATGATCTACAATGTAGGTCTCTGGATCGGAATAACATTTAGTGCTGTTGGATATTTTGCATCAGTTTGGGAGTATTTCCAATTGCAGACATATTTCGATAAGAGAAAGAAGAAAAATCAAAACACAACTAAATAGAGGTCTAGGGACGCGGGCGATTCAAAGCCCGTTCCTTTTTTCGCAAGATATTCTGTTCCTATAATAGGAAGAAAGGAGGAGCTAAAAGATGAAAGAATTCTTAGCAAACATAGTAAAGGTATTTATTACATTAGCGATTTTAGGACCGGTAATTGCACTGGTAGGAATCGGTCTTGGAATAGGAGCTTTACTATTCTAACTAGGATGAGTCAGTGGAAACATTGGCTCTTTCTTTTATCTCGCAAATATTTCATTCATTATAATGAGAACTAAACATTATTATAAGGAGGTGATTAGTATGAAAAAACCATACAATTATGGAGTAAGAAAACCAAGAAAATAATGAGTAGTAATAAGGTTTATAGACTATGGAAACATGGTCTATAAGCTTTTCTAGAAAGGAGTCAAAATGACATTAAACGAAATTTTAACACACAGTAAGTTAATAGCTATGATTGATTTCTCAAATAAAGAAGCAGAGAAAATCTTAGCACGAGCAAAAGAATTGAACCAGAAAGCAAAAGCGTTACCGGATAAAGATTCAGTAGAAGGGTTACATATTCTTATGAAAACGGAATGCTTAAAAGGTAAACTTGAGGGGATTAACCTCGTAATGGAAGAACTCGAACGCCTCGCAAAAATCTCATAGTGTATAATGAGATGAAAGGAGGAATGTAAGATGATTACATTGACAATTTTAGGAGCTATTTTATTAGGAGTGATAGTAGTTGGAATAGCACTGCTCTTAGCAGGAGGTATTTCAATACTGTTCACTTTCGGAGATGTGATAGTGGCAGGATTGATAATCTATGCTATCATCAAACATATCTGGAAAAAACATCACAAAAACTAGGAGGGGCCTACATAGGCTTCTCCTTTTATATTTTTTAGATTAAAGGAGGATACAAAAATGGTAGTAAAGTATGTTGAGGATTTCGTTGGATTGGACGGTCATTTCTACGAGAGTAAGGTAGCATCTGAGTGCAATTCTATTCGGTTGGTTCCGAATTGTGGAGGCATGATGTCAGCTGTATTCTTATACCGGGACAATGATCAGAGCATGATTATTCCATTCTCAGCAAGAGAACTTGATAAGAAGATGGTGTACCTGGACAACAATATCTTTGATATCCACGTTGCATCTGGTATTATTGACTTGTCTGGATTCAAGGCTGTAAAACTGTCAAAATACATTGAGCTGAATTCAGTAATGAAGACGATTGGCAAGAGTCCGTTAATCGCTGGTAAATCGCCAAAAGGAACTCCAGTTGATACTAGGGATATATCAAAAGATATCTGTCATGCAATTGAATTCAATGATGACAGCTTCGAGCACCTGTTTAAAAATATGAAGGAGGGATTATAATGTTTAAAACTCATATTGATATTTCTAGACGGAATTATATTTACTATATGGTTCACGATATTATTACAATGCGTAATGGCTGGGACGTAATAACCACTGTCACTAGACCAGATCATATAAGGATCTACTTCTCTTATAAATGGTTCCAGTACGGCAAGGTTCGAGCATTCAAAAAGGCGGTGAAAAACTATGCAAAAAGAGTCACATATTACGATCACACATATATCCCTAAATATTTATTTGCGCAAGAGACAATATCATCTTCAGACAAACTCCAAAAAGCGCTCGCAGAGTTTTCCTACACATCCGCAGTTCAAGGAAGTATTAGATGCGGAGATATCGAAGCCATAGTAATAGGATATAAAAGATAAGGAGGAATTAAAATGAACGTATTAGTATGTATTATATGTGTAACTATTGGCTACCTTGTCGGTATGCGTGTTGGCAAAAACGTAACGAAAATGTCTTGCCCAGGCATCATCAAAATGGCTAGGGACGAGGATAGCGAAGGGTACTACTGTGCTCTTGAGGTTAAGGGAAAAGACTCTCTTAAAGAGATGTACAATTCCGATACAGTAACGTTCGAAGTTAGGCGTATGTCGGACACGCAAATAAAACAGGGCTTATAATGAGAACTTTATTGTTATAATATTGAAAGGAGTCAAATATGGCAAGAGAAGAAGGAACTGAAAACTTAAGAGAGGTATTAGAGCAAACAATTCTTGAAGAGGACAATAAACTCTTCGATGAAAAGATTGGCGACGAGCGAAATGCTATTGCCGACAATTTGGTTAGCTTCTATAAGTTGAAATTGGAAGAAGATAAGCTCGCACAGGAGCGTGATATCAAAATGAAAGAGTTTGATCACAAAGAAAGAGAACTCGACATTCGAGTACGCGAATTGGAGCAGTCCAAAACTAATTCAAAATTAGAACTGATCAAATCCGGAGTAACGCTGGCCGCTTGGGCCGGTCTTAGCATCGGGGTGATGGTCTTCGAAGGTAATGGAGGCGCAATACTTAGTAAGGCATTTCCGGGGATCTTTCCAAAGACGAAGATCTGAGAAACAAAAAGTTAAGTTTATAGGCTATGGAAACATGGCCTTTAAGCTTTTCTAGAAAGGAGACAGTTAGTTATTATGGATACATTCTTATTAGCATTTTTAACGGTGTTTATAGTACTGATGATTTCAGAAAGACACCATCGCAGATAATTCATTTCATATAATAGGAGGTGATAAAATGAGCAAAGAAACTTTGTTAAAGATTGGACAGATCGGATGCACCGCGATAGCAGGATTCTTAGGAATCTGTTTGACACAGATGCATATCGACAAAGCAGTCGATGAAAGAGTAAAAGCTATAGAGTCAACCGACTCAAAAGAGGATGAGGACTAATTCAGGTCCTCTACCTTTTCGCATCATATTCAGGTACTATAATGAGAACTTATTGTTTAGCACAGAAAAGGAGTATTAAAATGAAAGAAGGAACTAAACGTAAACTTAATGAGGCAAAGGAGTTTGTACACGATAACAAACGCATAATTGTAAACGGATTATGGTTTGCTGGTTGTTTTGTACTTGGACGTTGCATTGGAAATGGAATATATAACACCATTAACAATGTGTACCACAAGGGATTCGACCAGGGAATGAATTGCTGTTTCAATTTGATGATGAATGAAAATGCAGAGAACTCTGAAGTCCTCAAAGCATTAGTTGATTTCAACATTAAGCATTGTGAGAACCATTAGGCGATCGGCTATAAGGCTATGGAAACATGGCCTTTAAGCTTTTCTAGAAAGGAGTCAAAATGAACACTGAACAGGTAGGATATTTTATTAAAAGAAACATGTCTACTATATTATCTATAGGTGCGGCTGTAGGTGTGGTAGTATCAAATATTCTTACAAATAAAGCATCTATAAAAGCAACCATTAAAGTTGATGAGGTTGAGAAAAAGAAGCATAGAGAGCTTACTTTTATCGAAGAGGTAAAAGTTGTAGCTCCAATTTATGCTCCTTCTATTGTAGTTGGCGCTGCTACAATAGGATGCATCTTTGGATCGAACTTCTTAAACAAGAAACAGCTTGCAGCATTAGCAGGAGCTATGAGTATTCTCCAGGCAAACTTTAAGAGGTATAGAACAGAAGTAGTCAACGAGGTAGGAAAAGAAAAAGAAGAAAACATTTGGAAAGCTAGCAGACCTAATGGCGAATCATTATATAAAACTGTTTCTGAACAGGAATCGAAGTTTGTAGATACAACAGGCTTGACATTCTTCATTGATAGTTTGACAGATGAAGGATTCTATACAGATAAAGCGACAGTAGAATCAGCCATATTAAAGCTGAATAGAAAATTACAGATGAATCCAAATCAAACGGTAACTCTGAATGAATTCAGGAACGATCTTGACTTGCATCCTACGAATTTTGGAAACATTGTTGGGTGGTCAAAGATTGATGTAGACGAGTATGATACAACCGATCCTTGGATTGATATTCAGCTTGTTCCTTTTGAAAACACTGATGGCTATTATATACGGTATCTCAGTTTACCGCATGGATTATTCATGGCCACTAAAAAAGAAAAACGAGAAGTTAAAGGCTGGTTCAAAGACATGGAATACAGTTCAAGCATGCTGATATAAGAAAGGAGAAACAAAATGAGTTTTTTAAACGATTTAATTAAGGAGGCAAACAAGGTTCCAGTTATTGCCAATAAGAATGCGCCAATGCTTCTTATGATTGCTGGAATCGGTGGATTAGCAGCTACGGTAGTCAGTGCGATTAAGGCTACACCGTTAGCAATTGACAAAATGGATGAGGAGATTGCAAATAGATATGAGGAAGGAGAAATCGAATACGAGGATCTGCCAATGTCCGTAAACAAGTCTGACATGGCTTATAGATTCGAGGAACTCGGTCCGAAGCAGATCGTAAAGTCTTGCTGGAAGTGCTATGTCCCTACAGTGATTTTAGGAGCATTAAGCATCTCAGCATTTATCGGATCATACAAAGTAAGCACAGCTAGACTTACAGCTATGACAGCAATGTACGAGTTTACGGCTAGCGCATATGACAGATATCGTAGAAACGTAGCTAAGGTATCACCAAAGACAGATGTCAAAGCTAACAAAGCTGCTAGAGACGAGCGGGTAAAAGAGATCCCAGAGTCAAAGTTTGATGGTATGCCAGAAGGAAAAGAGGTTTGCATTGACCTCTATACAGGCAATGTGTTCTATTCGACAAGAGAAGAAATCCTGCAGGCCGTCGGAAAGATAAAAGATCGATTCCTTGGAGGTGAGATGTTTATATCTCTGAATGAATTCTATGATGAAGTGAATGCAAGTCATGTAGAAGTAGGAGACGACGTAGGATGGTCGCCAGACACTTACGTAGATGTCCAGTTCGACTCAACGTTGAGAAACGGAAAGCCATGCCTGACAATTGGATATTTCGCAAATCCGAGGTTCGATTATCGTGAGTTAATGTAAGTTCGCAAAAAAATCATATATTATAATGAGAGATATACCAAAAAATTTAAGGAGGACAAAAGTATGTCAGAATTACATGAGAACACAGAGGTATTGGTATCAGAGGACGTTAACACGACGCCTGCAACTGAGGAATCTAAGGACGATTCATTAAGCAAGATTGGAATTGCACTTATCGGATTAGCAGCTATCGGAACTTACACGCTTGGAAAAGCGGCAGTTAAGGGAGGCAAGAAGTTAGTCGAGAAGGCAAAGGAAAAGAGAGCCGACTTGAAGAGGCTGAAAGACTCTAAAGATGCAGACTATCGTGAAGCGGAACCTGAAGAGACTGATGAGGATCAGGATGAAACTGAAAACGAAAAGTAGTACTTAAAAGATTGGAAATCTTGGGTCTAGGATCATGGAAACATGGTCTTAGACTTTTGTTTTAGAAAGGAGTCAAAATGGAAAGACTGGAAAGTAATTCAATCGCTACGGGCGCTAAGGCAACAAAGAAGAAACCTACAAAATCTGAAGAGCGTCAGAAGATTGAAAAAGTAGTAAAGAATAGAGTAACAACTCAGAAAAAATCCCTGGGTCAGAAATTCGGAGAAACATTTTTAAGCGATGAATCTGGAGGTGTTGGATCCTATATCTTCAATGATGTTCTGATTCCAGCGTTAAAGGACACATTTGTTGATATGGTTGAAGGTGCTATCAACATGGCATTCTATGGCGATACAAGACGTAGATCACGTGGACGTAGTAGCTTCAGTCGTGGTAGCGTAGAGCGAGTATCGTACGATGACAGGTTTGATGACCGTAGACGTAGATCGGCTCCTCGAGGACGGGCTAGATACGATATGGACAACATCCGATTTAAGACTCGAGCAGATGCAGATTTAACTCTTGATACCTTAACTGAGTATCTTGACAAGTATGATTCTGTATCAGTCGGAGATGTATACGAGTCACTTGGTATTCCGACACAGGCAAATGACTTCCATTATGGTTGGTATGAACTTGGTGGGGCTCATATTAGAAAGTCTAGAGACGGAGGATATGTATTAGAGATGCCGAGATTGGAGGAACTTGACTAATGATTAAAATAATTGAACCTGGAACGAGGACTGTAGCTGAGTGTTGTCACTGCGGCTGCAAGTTTTCTTACGAGAAAGAGGATATTCAGAGTCGTTCATACAAGGTAGCAGATGGAGTTGTACCAGGTATTACTAAGCTGCCAATATCCTTCGAGTATTACATAACATGCCCACAGTGTGGTAAGACTCTTACAGTAATGTCCATTAAAGGACAGAAAGCATAAGGAGGTAAAGAAATGGGAGACAATGTAAATCATCCAGAGCATTATCAGAGTATTGCTGGCGTTGAAGCTATTGATATTCTGAATGATGTAGTTAAAGACCTGCCGGGTAAGCAGGCTGCAATGTTATGGAATTCTATGAAGTATCTGTTCAGATTCCAGAAGAAAAACGGTGTAGAGGATCTGAAGAAAGCTCGGAATTATCTGGACTATCTGATTGCAGATATGGAAGAAATGCAGCCAACCAATGACGAGCATATTTTATACAAGTCAACTGTTTGGGGGAACGCAGAAGTATACTATTCTACAAATATGCCGGAAGGAACATGCACAAAGATTGTGTTCGACGATAAAGGTGGCAGAGACACATTTGCTATCAAGTTCTTTAGATATCTTAGCTGTGGAATACACGGATTCTCTATTCGTGATATTCTTGAAGATGCAAAGTATCTGTTTCCTAAAGAGGATAACAGTCTTCGTTTCAACATGCCGTGGAATGATATCTTTAAGGGGTTCCACATGACTAACGAAAACGGAAAATATGTGTTAGAATTTATTATTGATTTACAAGGAGGAAAATAAAATGAAAGCATTAGACACAGCTGTAACAAGTTTATCAACAGTATTAGGTCACGCTAAGACCTGGACAAAGATGAACTCTCCGGAGATCATGTTATTTGCGGGAATTGGAGCAGGTATCGGAGCTCTGATTACAACACAGAGAGCTACACTCAAAGTAGCAACAGTAAAGAGCAATGAAGAAGAGACAAAAAAGAAAATCGTAGAGACAGCGGCAAAGTATGAAGAAGATCCAGACTCTCTTGACAGACCTTACACTAAAGAGGGTGCAACCAACGATATGGTTCTGCTGAAGAGAAAAACAGCATTAGAGTATGTTAAACTCTACGCAGGACCTGTAATTCTCGAAGCAGTATCTGTCGGTCTTATTCTTGGATCTCATCATATTATGAAACAGCGTCAGGCAGCATTAGCAGCATCTTGTGCAGCAATTGCTAAGGCTTACCAGACATACCGTCAAAATGTAATTAATAAGTACGGCGAAGAAGTTGACAAGGAAATGCTGTATGGATCTGAAAAGAAGACAGTTAAGAAGACTGAGACAGATCCGGAGACAGGTGAGAAAAAGAAAGTAACTGAGGAGCAGGAGATTATCAGAAATTTTGGTGGCTCACCGTATGCAAGACTCTTTAACAGAGAGAACTCTACTGAGTGGTTTAATGACAACCCTCAAAATGAATTCATGCTTGCACAGCGCGAGAAGGAAGCAGATACCCGATTAAAATGTGAAGGCATCCTGACGCTGAATGATGTATATCGTATGATCGGTCTTAAACCTACTGACATTGGTCTGACACACGGCTGGAGATACAGAAGTCAGAAAGATCCAGATTATGGAAAGTTCGACAATAACGTAACATTCCTGACCAAGTGGGTCATGGTACCGAACGAAGAAACTGGAGAAGACGAGAGAACACTGTTAATCGACTTCAACTGCGATGGCTGCATTTATGGTGAAGTATCCCAGAGGTGAATCGATGAGCAGATAATGTTTAGAGACGGTGTATTAGATTACCCTTGGCAGCAGTGGTGCTACTAAGGGCGGTCTAGGGCCGTAGGAAGGAGTCAAAATGGGTTTTACTTACAATAATGCAAACTATCATTCAGCAGGTATAGCAACAGCTTCAATTGCAATTGCTACGGCATACAACAAAGATCCTGATGCAGATTTCATTGAAACTTCGCATGAAAACATGGATGCAATTTCGGAGTATTTTAAGGATCATGCGTTTTACAAATACAATACCGATCTGACTATGGACGGTCAGCTTAAGTTCAAAGGAAAGCCAGTCATAGCATACATTGGCCAGCCTGTCAAGGCATCTAAAATGAGTGACTCTGTAAAAGAGATGCTTAATAGTATTTATGGCGCTAATAAGTTCTATAAGGAGGCTACAGGTGTATAGATGCGATGGATGTGGTGAGCAATGTGAGGAAAATGAGCTTACAGAGCTTGAATTCTTTCAAGGTATACCAGCACAAAGTCTGTGCAGTAAATGCCTGGCAAATATGTTTGTAAAGAAGGAGGAAAAGAAATGAAAAAGATTCTCGAGATTGGTAAGATCTTCAAGGCTCGATGTCCAAAATGTAACTGCCTGTTTCAATACGAGAAAGAAGATTTTCAAATAAAGAAATTAGGTGGAGATGAGTACAGCATCATTACATGCCCACAATGCGATAAGGAAATTTCGACACGAGGAAGATTGGATATAGCTATTGACGATTCACATTTGTCAAAAGAAGAAAGATTCCTTAGAGGGGATTTCTTCAAAACATTATAAGGAGGAAAAGAAATGAAAAACGCAATACATTTAGATCATGACGTGATGCAGAATAATGAGGACTTTGTTCATGGATTGCTTAAACGATTTGAGTCAGTGATCAAGGCCACAGACGGTGTCTTATCCGGCAGTATGATATGGCGTAATTTTTACCATGGCTTAGGCATCGACATTAAAAAAGAGATACTGGATGCTTTTGGCATCAACGATTTGGAGGGTAGAATATATGACATCAAATCAGTAGTTTTATACAAGGACCCGTCCACATACGAAACGTTCTTGATGTTTAATGTTGGTGATGTCAATGAAGAGATAAGCAACAGAGATGCAGCTGAAGCTTTTGCAAAAGTCTATGCAAAACTTAATTCGATTCAGGAAACGAATGGCGTCAAAATAGAGGCTACTATTACAACTGACGGGATAAACATTGAGTCTTCTAAGGACAATCTCGTTTACCGTATTATTATACCGAAACGTGAGCTGGATGCATCAGTTGATATTACAATACCGATAGAAAACACACTTGAAACTGCTATAAAGAAACTAATTGATTAAAGGAGGGGTCCTTCTATGTGCGACAAAACAAGAAAAATGGGTAATTGGACTGTAACTGACCATGATTTAGAGGTATTTGAGCGTTGGATGAAAGGAGACAGTGCTCGTATGATAGCAATGGACAAGTATGTCTCTACTCAGAGAATATACCAGATAATTACTAAGGTACGATTATTCCGTGGTGATGAGGTCTACAAAGATCCGTATGATCTGAGATACCTTCAGTCAATTACTCCTAGAACTAGAAAATTTTTAGTTAAAAGAGGAGCTAAAAATATTAAAGAACTAACTGAATGGGTGAAGCACAACAGACTTACAGATATTCCTGGGGTCGGTGATACCATTGAACAAAAGATACTCATTCAGCTTCATGACTTTATGTGCCAGAAGAACGAAGAAGAGCAGAATAAGAAATCAGAATAAAAATTGGAGGAATTAAAATGAAGAAAATTACTAAAGGATTATATTTGTTACTTGCTGTTGTTATGTGTTTAACGGTTGTTCAACCAGTAAATGCAAAAACCAAATACACCAAGGCTGAAAAGAATTTAGCTTACACATTAGCTGTCTTCCAGGATAGTGAACTATGGGACCCAGATTCATTCAAAATAAAGAAGATTAGCAAGATTAAATATGTGCTAAATAAGGATAATTTTGAAGTGTATGCTGCATGTGGCATTCTTGATAGCTACAGGACGATTACTTGGAAGGTTGATTATACGGCGTCCAATGCTTATGGCGGAATTGTTAAGGAAAGTGTATACATTACTTCTACGTGGTGTTATTGCAGCGAAGAAGACATTGATTTCGAAGAATATACTAACAAAACGAATTATGCTAAAAGCAGCAAAAGTAAGACGTTTATTAAGAAAATCAAGAAACTTGTGTCAAAATACTATAAAGAATTTTAAGGAGGTATAGATATGAAAATTTTAGCTACAATCAAAGAACTGTCAGAAAATTACAAAGTACCAATTAAGCTTGTTGCGAAGCCTGATGGTACTATAGAGATATATGTCGATCATGAGAAGGCTAACTATATCACAGTTAATTCATCGACAGACGAGGATTTCGTTTGTTTCTGCTTAAGAGAATGCGTGGAAATTTATTTCAGGAGGTAATTAAAATGAGAGGATTTTGTAAATGTGATTTGTGTGGCAGCGTATACCACGAAGATGAGAATAAAATGTATAGCGGGATTACTGTATGGTGGAAAAGCGAATCTGGAGTAATATGTTTCCCTGATGATAAGAAATTATGTATTCCGGACGGCGAATATGTTACGGATATTCCAGGAATAATGGATGTGTGTCCTGAGTGCCAGGAACGATTCTATAATTGGATCAAAATGTCTAGGGGTGAAGCTAAAAGTCCTAAGGATGATGACTTCCCTATGAACAAACCTGAATAACTCGCAAATAAAACATAGCTTATAATGAGAAGAGATGCGTAGTAGCACAATAGCAGTGCACTGGTATACCCTATACCAGAGATGCGGGTTCATATCCCGTTGCATCTCCTTTCATTTTTCGAAAAAAATAGGAGGAATCAAAATGTACAGAATTATCGATTGGTTTAGAAAACCGGCAATCATGAAGAAACTTTATTACACAGGTGGAGATTGGGATGGAGACTTGGTAGTATACAAGCATCACCAGTATTATGCGAACATCCAGACGGGGATGGTGTTGAGAGTTGAATAGTATACTTACAATTATATTTATATTTTTCAGAGCTTTAAGCTTATTCTTATTAGGCGTTCTTATCGCGGCCGCTGTAATACATACAGTAAAATACATCTTCAAGAAGCATGACGTGGATGCTGTTTCAGAGATTACAATTATATGTATCGCTCTGGCTATATTAGTATCATGGGCAGTAACATTGAACTAGGGAGGTTATTATGCAGGAATTTGATCATACATCTAGAGAAGATTATACATATACTGAACAAGAGATGTCATGTCCTTATTTCGATAACTGTTATATTCAGGTAAGAAATCAGGGAGCATGCAGGTTTATGTGTAAGGACAACCCAGCGTATAATAAGGAGGATTAAAATGAAACAGACGAATATAACTCACAACATTAGAGTAGATAAAAACAGATCTAACCGTGCAGTATATGAGGCTTGGGGTGGCGACGAGTGGCCTATCAGCAATCCTAATAAGGAGTAGGTGCCAGTACAGGATTTCGGTATGGCTATGGTAAACAGAAAGAGAGGCAAGAAAAAATGATTAGTGCGAAAGAAGCTTATAATATTAGCTTTGTCAATGACGAGTGCAAAGAATATCTCGACGAAATTGAACGGGAGATTTTAGAAGAATCTAAAGCAGGCAACTACGATGCTTCTATTAAACTTGCAGCCCGTGGATTGGATATTTCTGAGGATGAAAGCCGCAAAATAACTATGGCAATCATTGGATATTTAAGAAGCTTAGGATATCATTCTGTAATTTCTGAGGACAAGCGTTACGCTGCATTGTTGGTATCTTGGGTTAAGCCGGAAGAACAGGAGGAGTCAAGATGAGATGCGCTAAGTGCGGTGGAAAAGTAGGATCGATCCCAATGAAAAATATTGACGGCGTCAAAGGATATTGCTACTTTTGCAATTCGTGTCATAATAGCTTTTGGAAATCCCTTGACGGATCTATTGTTGATTCCCGTGATGTTCAGATTTTAGGTGCCGATATGAGCAAGGCAGAGCCAAAGACATGCGATTACGAGATCTCAATTGATTTAGTTTCTTTTGGAGTTGATACATCTACCAGGGACGGAAAGAAAATAGCAAATGAGATTGCAGATTACTTAGGCAATGCAGGATACAATGTATCTATCAGTAGTGGAGATCGTCGTGCATCATTGACAATTGATTTGTCTAATACTAAGTATCTTAAGGAGGATTAAAAAATGACAGCAAAAGAATGTTTAGTAGAGTTTAAAAAGAATTATTGTGAGAAGAACCCGGAGTCTAATGGAGATCCAGATTTCAGATGTAACGGGTGTTTGTTCAGTACAGATGCCAGATGCTTAGTTAACACATTTATCAGTAGACATGAGAATAAGGAGGGCAAATAAATGAGCGGAAAGGTAGTATTAAGTTTTGTATTAGGAGCAGCTACAGGTGCAGTAGGTATGTATTTTGGCATGAAACAGGCCTGTGAAAAGTACATCGACAAGGAAATTGAGCAGTTTAAGGCTGATTATGAGGCTGCTCACAAGAAAAAAGAGGAAAAAAAGAGCGAAGACGTCAAGAAAATGGAAGAAAATCTGGAAAAAGACGCTGAAAAAGCCCTAAAAAAGTACGCTTCGGCTACTGAAAAGAGCATTTCTAGTGTAGATACAGGCAAAAAAGAGGCTGATGCTAAGCTCGAAAGAGTAAATTATGCCAAAATCCGGACTCCAGACATCGATAAAATCGACGAAATCGACGTTGAAAAGAACGTAGACTGTGCAATTGGACCAGTTGTGATTGATCCTAGCGACTATATGGAAGATGATGGTCTTAAGAGAGTTGTATGGAACTACTTACCTAAGGAGAACAAGGTATACTCAGAGGATGGTACTGAAGAAATTATGGACGGTATTGAGCTTCTTGGTGAAGAGAACTTAGACTCATTTGGCGAGTTTGAGGTTGATACATTATACGTGAAGAACGCTCGTGAGGGCGTTAAGATTGATTGTATCCAGTACGAGGACATGACTTATGATGAATTCTTAGAGGAGGTCACGTTATGATAGTATTCTATTATCCAGACACATTACACAGTGCCAACAGGTATAAAGAAGCTAAAAAAGAGGCCGAAAAACGGTCTAGAAAGGAAAAAAATGACAAAAATCGACAAAAATAGGGTCAAAATGGACTATTTCGAGTGGCTTTTAAGCAAAATCGCCGTTGATCCAGCGAAAAATGAGCACATTCAGGGGTTCAAATGGCTGTTCTCAACAGACTTCGAATGGTCACATAAACTTGACGCCAACCGGGCTGCGGACGGTGTCGATCTCCGTTCTACGTTCGCTTATGAGTGTGGCTATAGATATCCAGAAGTAAGACAAGCATTACTTGATAAGCAGTGTTCCTGGCTTGAAATGATGGTTGGGTTAGCCATGCGATGCGAGGATTCCATTATGGGAAATGACGAATTTGGAGACCGTACGCCTCACTGGTTTAACGTAATGATTGACTCACTTGGCCTTTACCTTGACTGCTCTGAAGATGATGAAGTAATACTTAAAAAGTGTGCTTCACGTCAGTATAAGCCAGATGGAGAAGGCGGATTATGGTGGGTCAAAGGAACTAAAAAGAACTTGAGACGTATGCAGATTTGGGATCAGATGTGTGAGTATCTCAATGCAAATTATAAGGAGGAAATTCATCTATGAAAGGGCCAAAGGTTATTAACACAAAACTCACAGAGCATGAGATGGAGAAGATTAAGGTAGAGAGATGCGTAGAGGGCATGTTTAGCCGTGACGAATGCCGTATTAGCGCATTAAACGCTGCTAGATATTTGGAGAAGAATGGGCCGGCTGGTATATTCTCCGATTCAGCTATTGACGTTATTGACGCTATTGCGTTTGCATTTGCTTCAGGAGAATTAGACTGGGTTAAAGATATAGGGAGAGACGACGAAGAATGATGGTACAAGTAGTTATCGTAGTTGTCTTGGCGCTTTTGTTTAGTATTGTTGGATGACGATCGCGAAAAAAAGCAAGGATTATTATGAGAGAAGAAGAATCGGATATAGGTGAGGACCATTAGCGAGTGAAAGGGGCAAATAGTAGCCTTATAAAAACTATATTGCAGAGCTCACGTCTTCTCTTTTTATTTTTCGATAAGGAGGATCAAAATGACAAAGGAAAAGTTTAAGGGATTCAGTTCGGCTGCCCAGCATGATATGGTTTTAGAGGCCTTGGTACGAGTTACAAAGAACCTGGAAACTATTGAAAAGGAATCGGGAAAGCCATTCGTAGGCACTGTCAAACAGCGTAGGAATGATGTTAAGCTGCTTACTATTCTGGCGGAAGCGTTCGGTAAGAATGAGCTTGTATGGAAGCATTCTGAGTCGACTAGAGACGAGGTCTTATCGCGCTTTGCCTTGCATACTGGCATTGGGCAGAAAGTATATATGGAAAAGTCTAAGCCAGCACCTTGGGACAAGGCATCTATCATAGATGCAACCAATGATAATCATAAAGGGTCTAGGAATACATTTAGTGAAATGACGAATGCCAAAGAAAAGATTGAGAGTGCTCAGCAGAGTTCCGGGAATTTTATGAGCTGTAAATCTAGTACTGATACTACGTCGTATCCTGACGAGTGGGTTAAAAGAAGTTAATAGGCGAAAATAATAAAGAAAGTTGAGGTAAAAATTATGGGAAATACGAAGAAATTTATTCCTAATATGGATAAATCTGAGATGTTTATATGCCAATATAATCCGTCCGATGGTGCTAGTCCTAGCTACTTTACTGTTGCTAAAGAAAAAATTGAGAATGGTAAAAGTGCTGGATTGCGAGCCGTAGCATGTTGGAAAGGCAATCAGGCTGATAAAATGCATGACATCATCGTAAATAACAAGATGATTTAGATAAAAATAATAAAGAAAGTTGAGGTAGTAATTATGGGAAATACAGGAAAAAATGAGGATTATGTTGGCAAGCTTGTGCCAAATTCCGAGTGTGGAAAACTGCTTATTTTGCAGTATAATCCGTCTGATGGGAAGCATGAAAGCTGGTTATCGGTCGCTGGAGAAAGTGAAAAAAATGGCCAGAAAGGGAAATTACAACTGATTTCGGTAGTAAAAGGGGACGATGCAGACTATATTTACAGCGTTTTGACAGGAAAAAGCGTAAAATAAAAATGGCCAGCAAGTTGCAAAAATTGATGAAAAAGTGGCTTTTTAGTGCTATTTTACCCTATTATTGGCCAAAAGCCCATTTTTTTATATAGTTTAAAAACTTTTTAGGAAAGTATGAAAATATATAAAAGTTTTTGAGAGCACATTTTTGTGTCCAAACGGTCAGGAAAGGAAAAAGTATGAATTTTGTAACAATTAAGAGTTCATATGTCAAGTCTAGGGATGCCACGGTCATTCACCCAACGTTTGCTGTTTCTAAGAAAGTTGATAACCTGTTATGTAAAGGTAAAGCGTTCTATGCTCTCTGGGATGAGAAGAATAACAGATGGTCTACTGATGAATACGATGTTGTTGATTATGTAGATCGTTTGATCGATGAAGCATATGAAACAGTTAGCAAGACTACAACCAGCAAAATCGAAAAAGACTACTTAAGGGACTTCGACAATGGACGCTGGGAAAAGTACAAGAAGTATTGCCAGCTTAGTCCGTCGTCTTCAATACAGTTAGATTCTGATATTACATTCCTAAACCAGAAGACAACCAAAGAGGACTATCGTTCCAAGACCTTACCATACGACATCAAAGCAGGCAAGACACCGGGCTATGACAAAATCATCTCAACTCTGTATGATGCAGAAGAACGACGAAAGATCGAGTGGGCCATTGGATCAGTTATATCTGGTGACTCTAAAAAGATTCAGAAGTTCTTAGTCTTCTATGGTGAAGCTGGAACAGGTAAGTCGACAATCCTTAACATCATCCAAAAGCTGTTCGAAGGATATTGCGGAACATTCAATGCTAAAGACTTAGCTACCCCGTCAAAATCATTCGCGACTGCCGCATTCAAAGATAACCCTCTAGTAATGATTCAGCATGACGGTGACTTAAGTAGAATTGAAGATAACACCCTTCTCAACTCTATAATCGCACACGAGGAAATCGGCATTTCTGAAAAGTATAAAGCTGAGTATCCAATGCGAGTTAACAGTATGCTATTCATGGGTACAAACCGACCAGTCAAAATCACTGATGCAAAGTCAGGTATTATAAGACGACTGATTGATGTTAAGCCAACTGGCGAATTACTCGAGCCAGATACTTACCAGGAATGCATGAGTCAGATTCCATATGAGCTTGGAGCTATAGCTAATCATTGTCTCAAAGTATACCAGAAATACGGAAAGCATTACTACGATGGATATAAGCCATTGGATATGATGTTCAAAACGGACGTCTTCTTCAACTTCGTAGAAAGCTGTTATCCGTTCTTTGAGAAGGATGATGGAACAACATTAAAAGCAGCATATAGTCTGTATAAAGAGTATTGCGACAACACTGGGCTCCCAAACAAAATGCCAATGTACAAATTCAGGGAAGACTTGAAAGATTACTTCGATGAGTTTCTCGACAGAATTACTTTGGAAGATGGAACAAGAGCTAGAAGCTATTACAAAGGCTTCAAGAAAGATAAGTTCGTAGACAAAGAGCTTAAGCCAGACGAAGCCAAAGAATCATGGCTCAAAATGGATAGCACTAAATCTATCTTAGATGAAGTGTGTAAAGATTGCCAAGCACAATATGCACGCGGCGATGCGCCATCAAAAGCGTGGGATCGAGTTGGTACAACATTGAAAGATCTGGATACTACTAAACTTCACTATGTTAGAGTTCCAGAGAATTTAATAGTCATTGACTTTGATCTGAAAGATGCTGAAGGGAATAAGTCTAAGGAAATGAACTTAGACGCGGCATCTCAATGGCCGCCAACATATGCTGAGTTCTCAAAGAGTGGCGCAGGTGTGCATCTGCATTACTATTATACTGGTGACCCTAAACAACTTGACAATGTATATAGCGACAATATAGAGATCAAGGTTTATAGTGGTAAAGGAGCATTGCGAAGAGTTGTAACAGCATGTAACTCAACTCCAATTGCTACTATATCTTCAGGGTTACCGTTAAAGAAAAGGAGTGAAAATATGGTAGACTTTAAAGTAGTTGCCAGCGAAAAGATGATTCGAGCATTGATCAAAAAGAATCTTCGGAAAGAGAGTCATCCTGGTACAAAACCAAGTGTAGACTTTATTAAAAAGATTCTTGACGATGCATATGAGTCAGGCGAGCACTACGACGTAACAGACATGCGCAATGATATTGTAGCATTCGCAGCATCAAGTACAAACCATGCAGACTATTGTCTAGAGCAGGTTGGAAAGATTCATTACTGTTCTGATGATGTTGCAGGAGTTGACAATCCAAAAGATGACAGGATTGTATTCTATGATATTGAGGTGTTTCCAAACCTGTTATTGGTTAACTGGAAATACAGAGGAGAACCTGGACCTTGTAAGAGGATGATCAATCCATCACCGACAGAAGTTGAAGAGTTCCTCAAAATGAAACTTGTTGGATTCAACTGTCGAAGATATGATAACCACATTCTGTATGCTCGAATGATGGGATATTCATTGGAAGCTTTATTCCAGCTCTCACAAGACATTATTAACAAGAGTCCAAATGCTTTCTTCGGATCGGCATACAACTTAAGCTATACAGATGTTTATGACTTCTGTGCTAAGAAGCAGAGTCTGAAGAAGTGGGAAATCGAGTTAGGTATTCATCATCAGGAATGGGCATTGCCTTGGGACCAGCCAGTACCAGAAGAACTGTGGCCTAAGGTTGCTGAGTATTGTGACAATGATGTCATTGCAACAGAAGCTACATTTGAAGCTAACATTGAAGACTTTGAAGCAAGATGTGTCTTAGCTGAAATTGCTGGCGGATGTCCAAACGATACAAACAACATGTTGTCTGGTAAACTGATCTTTGGAAAAGACAAGAATCCACAGCGAGAGTTTGTATATACTGATCTGTCTACAGGAATCTCTGTTGATATGGATGGTAATGAAACCTACAATGAATTCAATAAGTTTGAAGGCTATGTCTTCGATCACGGAGTATCAACATATCGTGATATCAAACTTAATGAGGGTGGATTAGTAATTGCTGATCCTGGAATGTACCGCAATGTCAAAACATTTGATGTAGTATCTATGCATCCACATTCTGTAATCGCGCTTAATCTGTTTGGTAAGAAATATACCGCGAGATTTAAAGATCTTGTTGATGCTCGCATTGCTATTAAGCATCGTGACGTTGAAGCATTAAAGACTCTGTTCGGCGGAGCATTTGCTCGGTTTGCTAATCTTGCTAAGGAAGAACTCGACAAACTTGCTAAGGCTCTGAAGATTGTAATTAACTCTGTATATGGACTGACATCAGCTCACTTCAGTAATCTATTCAAGGATGAAAGAAACATCGACAACATCGTTGCTAAACGTGGAGCACTCTTCATGGCAACACTTAAAGGCGAAGTTGAGAAACTTGGAGCACACGTCGTTCACATCAAGACTGATTCAATCAAAATCGATAATCCGACACCGGAAGTTGAGCAGTTCATCTATGACTTCGGAAAGAAGTATGGATATACATTCGAGATCGAAGCTGAGTATGAGAAAATCTGCTTAGTAAACAATGCAGTCTACATTGCATATGAGAAAGGTGAAGGATGGACAGCAACTGGAACTCAGTTCGCAGTACCATATGTATTCAAGAAACTCTTCACTCATGAAAAGATCGAATTCAAGGACTTATGTCAGACAATCGCCGTCAGCAATGGCGGAGAGCTTGACCTCGACTTTAACGAGAATCTGGCAGAAGACGAACACGACTATAAGTTCGTTGGTAAAGTTGGTCAGTTCTGCCCAATCAAAGAAGGCTGCGGTGGAGCTCAATTATTCAGAGTAAAAGACGATAAGTACTTTGCACCATCTGGAACAAAGGGATACCGTTGGCTCGAATCTGAAGATGTAATAACAAACAATATTCAGGATAAGATTGACATGTCTTATTATGAAGAACTTGCTAATAAAGCAATAGAAACTATCTCGGAGTTTGGTGACTTTGAGAAATTTGCAATTGATGAACATACCGATATGGCAGCATAGAAAGGAAGGTCTATTATGGCAAACGTAAACAATATTAACATTGAAGGCGCAATGATTATTTGGAAGAACTTTTCAGGAGAAAGAGATAAATTCAATCCTGGTAAAAGAGGATTCAGTGTTGTAATTGATGATACAGTAATGGCTGATGAACTGAGACAGGAAGGATGGAATGTAAAAGATCGTCCTCTTCAAGAAGGAGCAGATGACTCTGAACAGGAATGGACTCTTCCTGTAAAACTCAATATGAACCGTTATACACAGGTATGGCTTATTGTCGGTAATCACAAGACGCTCCTGGATGAAGACACAGTATCCCAGCTTGATGTTGTTGACATTGTAAACTGTGATATTTCAATTCGTCCTTACGAATGGGAGATGAATGGCCGTACTGGAATCACCGCATATGTTGACTCGATGTATGTAACAATTCGTGAAAACAAGTTCGCCGAGAAATACGCTGACTTAGATTAATATGGAATTAAAGTTGAAGCCGCACCAAAAGAGTGCAATAAGGAAAATGCATAACGGCTGTATACTTTGTGGCGGTACAGGGTCTGGTAAATCTATTACCGGACTCGCGTACTACTTCATCCGAAATGGTGGAGAGCTAGAGCCAATGACAAAGATGAAAAATCCAAAAGATCTCTATATCATAACAACTGCTAAGAAAAGAGATAGCGGCGAATGGCTTGGAGACATGAGTTGGTTTTATTTAACACCAGACGATGATTCTAAGATCTATGATCATAAAATAGTCATAGACTCATGGAACAATATTAAGAAATATGCTGACGTTAAAAACAGCTTCTTTATTTTTGACGAACAGCGAGTAGTTGGTTATGGCGCTTGGACTAAGTCATTCCTAAAGATTGCAAAGTCCAATGAATGGATATTACTATCTGCAACACCAGGAGACAATTACATGGATTACATGCCAGTCTTTATTGCTAATGGATTTTACAAGAATAAAAGTGAGTTCACTGCTGAACACTGTGTATATTCACGATTCAGCAAGTTTCCACAAATTGAAAAATTCATTGGTACTGAAAGACTGAACAGATTAAGACGAAGAGTGTTAGTTGATATGCCGTATCAAAATCCAGCTATTCAACATCACGAAGATGTTTGGTGCTCGTTTGATAGAGAAGCTTATAAAACTCTTATGAGAGATAGGTGGGATTATGAGAAGAATGAACCGATAGAAAATGTTAGTGAGTTGTGTTATAAGTTAAGAAAGATTTGCTATGCTGATGAAAGTAGAGCTGAAGCATTGCGAAACATTTTCGAAGAACATAACAAACTTATCGTATTCTATAATTTCGATTATGAATTGGAAATAATAAAAAACATAGACTTCGGCAAAGATGTAGCAATCGCTGAACTGAATGGACACAGACATGATCTAGAACCATTCGATAATTCAAAATGGATTTACCTTGTTCAATACAATGCTGGGTCGGAAGCATGGAATTGTATAAAGACCGATACGATGGTCTTCTATTCTCAGAACTACTCATACAAAATGATGAAGCAGGCTAGCGGAAGAATCGACAGACTTACAACTCCGTACAAAGAACTTAAGTACTTTCATTTGAAATGCAGAAGTCCAATTGAAATTCGTATCACTAGAGCTCTAGCTCAGAAAAAGAATTTCAATGAGTCTGCTTTCATAAAATAGCCTCGCGAAAAAAACATAGCTTATTATAGGGGAGAGAGACGAATCTGCCTCTTTTCCTTTTGCTCATCTTTTCGTGGGGCTCTTTTTATTGATTAAAGTTCTGCAACTGTATAAAATAAATTCTGCCATTACGTTTACCTCCGGCCCTACGAAAGGAGAACAATGAATAAAGAAAACAAAATTCAGTCCGATATAATTTCGGAATTAAAAGAGTTATTTCCAGATTCTATTATTTTAAAGAATGACCCTAATTATAAACAGGGCATTCCTGATTTGGTTTTGTTAGCAAAAGAAGGATGGGCATTACTTGAAGTAAAAAGAGATGCCGACGCTAGTCACAGACCTAATCAGGATTACTATGTAAACAAGGCAAATGAAATGGGCCAATACGGAAGTTTCATTTACCCTCAAAACAAAAAGGAGATATATAATGGAATTCAGGAAGCATTCGCAAGTAAAAGAAGGAGATCACGCATATCTCGGAGCTAGCAAGTATCATTGGATAAACTATGATGCTGAGAAACTTGAAAACACATACCGAAGATTTCTGAAAGCTCAGCAAGGAACTGAGTTGCATGAGTTTGCAGCAAAATGTATTAGGCTTCGGCAAAGATTGCCAAGATCACCATTAACACTCAACATGCATGTTAATGATGCGATTGGGTACAGAATGACACCAGAGCAGGTGTTGTATTATTCTGATAATTGCTTTGGTACAGCTGATGCAATTAAGTTTGCCAAAGATTATCTTAGAATTCATGACTTAAAGACAGGTGATATTCCTGCTCATATGCAGCAGTTGGAAATCTATACTGCGTTATTCTGCTTAGAGTATGGAATTAAACCAGGTGACATTGGAATCGAATTGAGGATCTATCAAAATAACGAGATTCTTAAAGAGACTCCTACACCTGAAATTATACTACCAATTATGGATAAGATTAAATCTTTTGACAAGATCATTGTATCAGTCAAGAAAGAGGAGGGCATTGAATGAGCTACTTAGCACACTATGGTACTCCTCGACATTCGGGGAGATACCCATGGGGTTCTGGCGACAACCCGTATCAGCATAATGCAGAGTTCTTGAAAACTGTTCAGGAAATGAAAGCTCGTGGAAAGAGTGAAAAAGAGATTGCTGCATTCATGGGCATGAAGACAACTGAGTTTAGAAATAAGCAGTCAATTTATGTCAATGCTGAGAAAGTTGATCGAATCAACAGAGCTATGAAATTGAAAGAGCATGGTTACTCTAATGTCAAAATAGCTGAACTTATGTTCAATTCAACATCAAAAGAGTCGACAGTTCGATCATTATTAAACCAGGGTGAAAAGCTTAAGAAGGATGCGTGCATCAACGCAGCAGAGACTTTAGCCAAAAAAGTTGGCACTAAGAACTTTGTCGATGTTGGTACCGGAGTCGAGAGAGAAATGGGAATCACCAAAACAAGATTAGATGTATCTCTTCAGATCTTAAAAGAAGCTGGTTATGAAGTACATTCAGTCAGGGTTCCACAGATCAATCAAAAAGGGCAGTATACAACTACTAAAGTTCTTTGCCCTCCAGGAACTGAATGGAAAGATGTTCAGCAACACACTGATAAGATTCAGCCAGTAAATGAGTATTCTCATGATGGTGGAACAACGTTCTGGGCACCAGAGTATCCATCAAGTATCTCATCCAGTCGAGTAGCTGTAAGATATGGCGATAAAGGCGGACTGGAGAAAGATGGTGTCATTGAGCTTCGAAGAGGAGTTGCAGATCTTGATCTTGGAGACTCACATTATGCACAGGTGCGAATTGCTGTTGATGGCACTCATTATCTTAAAGGTATGGCAATCTATTCAGACGACATACCAAAGGGTGTTGATGTTATATTCAATACCAATAAAACAAGCGACGTACCAAAGATGGATGTCTTCAAGAAAATGAAAGATGATCCTGATAATCCGTTTGGAGCTACAATTAAAGCAAACGGTCAGTACCATTATAAAGATAAAGATGGAAACGAAAAGCTCGGAGCTATCAACAAGCTGAAAGAGGAAGGAGATTGGGATCACTATTCTAAGAACCTTGCTTCTCAGTTCTTATCAAAGCAGCAGCTCCCGCTTATAAAGAAGCAGCTTAAACAATCAATTGACAATCGTCAGGATGAACTTGATAAAATCCTAAAGATGACAAACCCGGTTGTTAAACGAAAGTTATTAGCAGACTTTGCTGAAGGTTGCGATAGTCAGGCAGTAGAGCTTAAAGCAGCTGCACTTCCGAGACAGAGTTCTAAAGTAATCTTGCCAGTATCTTCGCTTAAAGATAATGAGATATATGCACCTTCATACAAGAATGGCGAGACTGTATGCCTTGTTCGTTTCCCGCATGGTGGAACATTTGAGATTCCAGAACTCAAAGTAAACAACAAGAATCCTCAAGGAAGAGCGATGCTTGCTAATGCGATTGATGCAGTCGGAATCAACTCCAAGGTTGCTGAAAGATTATCTGGAGCTGACTTTGATGGCGATACAGCAGTAGTAATTCCATCGAACTCGCCAAAATCAAAAGTTAAGATAACGACTTCTGATATTAGTGCTTACATTGGTTTAAAGGATTTCGATCCTAAGATTGCATACCGTGGTATTGAAGGAGTTACAGCAAAACTTCCTGAGAAACGTAAGGGATTGGAAATGGGTAAGATCTCCAACCTGATCACTGATATGCAGCTCAAAGGTGCAAAGCCTGAGGAAATTGCAAGAGCAGTACGTCACTCAATGGTTGTAATTGATGCCCCTAAGCATGGACTGGACTATAAGAGGTCCTTTGAAGAGAACCGTATAGCCGAGTTAAAGAAAAAGTACCAGGGCGGTGCTGATGCGGGTGCATCCACACTCCTATCCCGGTCTAAGTCGGTAGCCTATGTTCCAGAAACAAAACAGATTCGTTTGAAGGATATCGATCCTAAAACTGGTGAAGTGCACCCGGAGCTCACAGGGCGTACCTATACGGACTGGAAAAGAAACAAAGACGGTGCCTGGGAATCAAGAGGTGAAAAACTGGCTACTGTCAAGACAACAAAAATGGCGGCTACTAATGATGCACGTACCCTGCTGTCTAAAGATCCAAATCCAAAAGAGGTTGCCTATGCGGACTATGCCAATGCCCTTAAGCATATGGCTAACTTGGCAAGAAAGAGTCAGGTTGCAACTAAGAACATTGAGATGAATGCTCAGGCTAAAACGGTATATTCAGCAGAAGTTGCAAGCCTTAATGCTAAATTAAATAGGGCATTACAGAACGCACCAAAAGAGCGACAGGCCCAAATAATAGCTAATAAGACATTAAAGAAGAAACAAGCAGCTAATCCTGATTGGACAGCAGATGAAATCAAACGAGCTGGACAGCAAGCTTTAACAGCAGCTAGAGCAAAGGTTGGTGCATCCAAGTCTAATGTGCAAGTAGACATATCGGACAAAGAGTGGGAAGCAATTCAAGCTGGTGCAATCAGTACATCAAAGCTTGAACAGATACTTAACAACGCTGATTCAGATAAAGTTAAGCAACTTGCAACTCCAAGAAAATCTGTTACAGTTAGTTCTTCACAAGCTGCAAGAATCAAGTCTATGCTTAACTTCGGTTACACACAAGCTGAAGTTGCTGAAGCGACTGGACTTTCTGTGTCGACTGTTAGTAAATATTTATAGAAAGGGGAATAAGGGATGAACAACGCAAACGATGGATCTCTTAAGTTAGCAACACAGAGTTCTGCTGATCGTAATGATACACTACATATCTGGATAACAACAGTGGATAACCCTTTTGATCCTTTTACTGACTTTGACAATTGGTATCGATATGATGAATCAAAGGGCTATTGCACTTCAGGGTATCTTGCTAGATACTTTGACACTGATACATCAGACATGGGTGATGAAGAATACGAAGCACTGTTAACTGCTGCTATTGAGATTATTCTCAAGAACGATTTCATGGGTCAATACTTTAAAGTAACTCACGAAAATGGAGTAACTAAACCAAGAATTCATAGTAACAAGTAAATAAAAGCTGAGATTTGAATGATTCAAATGATTTGAATGTCTTAGAGTTATTAAAAATAGAAACTCTGTAATGCCATTTGAGTTATTCAATTAGCACCCGGGAGGGGGTCGTTAAAATAGCACCCCCCTGTCTCTTATACACATCTCCGAGCCCACGAGACTCCTG